TAATTAAATTTTCACAACTTTCAAAGCCTCCACCTTGGGAAGTTTCTTGGCGAGTTCCTCCCGAGCAGCCAGAATGCGCTGTTCCAACATCGGACACGAGTGAGCCTCCGAACGGATGCACCCAGCGCAGCACTGCATCTTACAATCCCTGCACGTCAGAAACTTGTTCTTGTGTTTGCAAGGCATCGTCCTTAATATCATAGGAGATTTCTTCTCTAACCCACGGAGAAGGTAGTTCATCATCCCGAATCTCGCACAGACCGTGGGTCCGACCAATAACTATACGGTCCCACGCTTTTTGCATTGCTGGGAGGTTTGTAGCAAACCACTCACGATCCCTTTTGACTCGTACGATGACAAACTCCTGGGGTTTATCATCCACTTGAGGCTTGAATTGAATGAAATCACACTCCTCCAGATCCGTAATCTCCAGTTGGAGTTGAACTTGGGGCAGGTAATGTTTAGGAACTTTAGCCTCAATTTTACGGGTCAAAGGACACTTGATTTCTATGAGAAGACCATCCTCTGTGACTCCGTCAGGTGATGCGCCAAGCCATGGATATGTTCTGTGTTGTACGAGACCAATTTCGTGAGACTTGCGCCCTGTCATTTCATCGTACAAATCCCGTACAAAAGGCTCAAGGAGCGTCCCGTGTTGCGTGGCTGCATTTCCCGCCCATTTTGTTTTAAGCACTTTCTTTTTGATAAATGCATCAGTACTTTCATAATGGTTTTCACCAATTGCACTCGCAACATCACTCGCCGTAATCATATTATCACGCAGATCTAACCATTCCTGGGATCTTTGTTCTGCGTACTCAGCCGCGAGGAGTTCTCGCGCACGAATCAGTACTCGGTCCATTGACGGGAATCTTCTTATTCTTAAAACGTGGATCAGTCTTAAGTACAATCTCTGCAGCATTTTGCTCAGCTTGCTTTTTTGTTGTTGCGAAACCAGAACCACAATCCATCCCATCCACCACCACCGTGATGAAAAACTGCCCATTCACCTGACTCACGAGTCGGTAATCAGGCAGGGCGTACTTGAGCGCCTGACACCAACGCATAAGTTGATCCTTGTAGTTATCATCAACCAGTGATGTCTGAACCTTTGTGAATGAATTGAGGATGAAATTCTTGGCGTGAATCATCCCGAGGTCCAGGTAGATGGCTCCCACGACTGCCTCAAATGCATCCTCCATGATGTGTTCATTCGTGTTCCAGCCATTTCGCTCACCCTTTTCATCCATCAGAATAAGCTTATCAAGACCAAGCACTTTGGAAATTTCACAAAGAGTTTTACCACGGACCATCTTGGTTCGCGCCTTGGTAAGGAACCCCTCCTGTTCCTTTTCGTGAAGATCAAATAAGTGTTTTGTTATGATGAATCCAAGTACAGAATCACCCATAAATTCAAGAGTTTCATAAGAACCTGTAAGACCCGCGTACCGCTTCAACGCGCTTTTGTGAGTGAAAGCCCGTTGATACAGTTCCATATTTTTGATTTTTGTTCCGACGAGCGAATTTAGCATCTCACGCGACAAGCCGGGAATAGTTTCCATGTTTATGTTATATTACACACAAGGTTTAGTTTTAAGCCAAACGGATTCAGGCAGTCGTCGGCTTTGCCACCTTTGGGCGAACCTTCTTCTCCTTTGGGGCGGCAGCATCGGTTGAGGTTGCTGCCACGATTGGGGTGTCTGGAACCTTCTTGGCACGAGGCTTCTTCTCCATCTCCTCCTTGATGTAGTGCTTGCTCAGATAGTGCTGCAGGTTCAGGAACGTCAGCTGAACACCCTCTGGAACCTCCAGCAGAGACTTCAGCTTATCATCGAGGCTAATCTTCTGCCCCGCCTTCAGACCGTTCGTCTCAAAGTACTTGTTCATGTGGTTAGATACCTGGGAGCGAGAGATCATATCCTCGGGACCCAGGCTCAGGAAGGTGCGCAGAGCATCCGTCACCTTCTGGGGCTTATTGAAACCGTTGTTCTTGGTGCGAGCCTCCTGCTTCTCACCGGTAGGGTCCTCAATGTGCTGGCGAATCTTGCGAATCTCCTTGCGCACAGCCTTGAGCTCCTTCATCAGGGCGTCGAGAGTTACGGGGGCATCGGTGGTGGTAGCCATCTTATACTCTACACACGAGACAGGGCTTTAAGTGCTATTGCTGCGAGTAGAATCATGACCAAAATCACGAAACCTTTGAAAAAAATTTGCCAAACCTTCTCGTCTTCGGGCTGTGGGTTAAAAAACGGCGCAGACCCCTTTATTTCTGAAGGTTTGTCACTCTGTGGTAAATTCACATTGAAACCTGGAGGCAACGAGCCGCCCCCAGATGGACGAAAGTCTTCACCGAAAATTGGGTACGGACCGACATTTTGACAGGCGGGAATGCAGCACCCGAGATTGCATGGATACACCAGACCGTTCTGTCTGTTTATGTACCCACAAATTGAAGTTGTTATATCCAGGGGATCGGTCAAACACTGACACCCTGAATTTACAAATTCTGCACTGCATGCGCTCATCTAACATTAAAGAATATTTTTGTTTATAATACAATGGAGTACGGAAAGCCCCAAAAACTTCCAGATGGTCGTTATTTTTTGAAGATTAATGGATCTCGTCATCAGGTGAATGGCGTGATTCTACAAGACTTGCTGACATCCAAGTCAGTCAACTTCAAGATTGATGACTCTAAATTGTTTGCTACTATTGATAACGAGCTACTCTCTCAGGCGAAGGAGTCTCGGGTTGAGTGGTTCGGCAAGGAGCTCAGTGACGAGACGATCGCCAACGCCTTCCAGGAGAGCGTCACGGACGGCGTCCTCAGTGCATCACTGGCAACCGTCAAGGGTGAGGTGGTCACCATGGCTTTCGACACCCAGAAGAACTCGGTCGATCTCCAGGAGGTTGCGACAGGTTCAAAGTGCGATGTACTTCTTGAGCTCTCAGGTCTGTGGTTCCTGAAAAAGTCCTTTGGTCCCATCTGGCGTGTGGTTCAGGTGCGCGTGCGCAGCGGTGCCGCGAAGCCGACTTTCCCCAAAGAGTACCTGTTCGCCGACGATGCCGAGGAGGAGGATGAGGACCCAGCTGACTACCTGGACTGAAAGACTTTGAGTCCAGCCAAAAAAATATCACCAACTTATAATAATGAATCGCAAGGGACTGGCAATCATGGTTCTGGCGGCAGTCATCCTCCTGCTTCTTTTTGCCCCCACTTGCCGCACCAGCTCATATGCATCAGCTCAGCCACTTGGCTTTAACACTATAAATGATGGCACCGCTCAGAATCAATCTAAAACCGGCATGGGTTCTCCCTACTCAGGAGGTGCGGCCGGCGGCAGCTCAGTGTCCTCTGCCAGCCTGATCCCCCGCGACGTGGTCGCCACCGAGGACTTTGGTCAGTTCAGCCCAGACAAGATCCTGGGTAACCAGAACTACCTGGACCCCCGCAGCCAGATCGGCTACCCAGAGACCATCGGCGGCGTCCTGCGCAACGCCAACCGCGACTTCCGCAGCGAGCCCCTGAACCCCCGCACCCCAGTCAGCATCTTCAACCTCAGCACCATTCCCCCAGATGTGATGCGCCCCAAGTTTGAGATTGAGCGCGAATATCAGTAAATTTCGAGAGGCTTAAAAAATAGACCATTTTAATTAGAAATGGACTTTAAAAATGCTACGACTGAGTGGATCTCTATAAAGACCCAGCTCGCCGCAGCTCGCAAAGATCTCTCAACGCTCAATCAGCGTGAAAAGGAGCTTCGCGAGTTTGTGACTAAACACATGGGGGAGAACAAAATTGACACCGTGAATGTCCAGGACAAAGTTAAGGTTAATTTCAAGCTTAAAACTGTCAAGGGTAGTATCACAAAAGACGTTATCAAGAGGGGTTTGACCACCTTTTTTAGTGGAAACGAGGTTCAGGTCGAGGGAGCTTTCAACGCCATCCAGGACGCAGTCGACGTCAAGGAAGTTGCGGGTGTTAACGTATCTGGTATCAGTAAGCTCCTGTCTTAGAGAGACTGAACGTAACTACAATAAGACGAAATGGGTATCAACGATGAATACTCACGCGATGCGTACAATTTTGAACAGTCGTGGGATTCGGATGATTTAGATGATTTTGACAACGAACTTGACCCTGAAGATTGGGAAGCTTTGTATTCAGAGGAGATTCACGACGGTTGGAGCATCTTCAACGAGTACGTTGCTGACAACTATTTGATGCTCAAAAGTAGTTGCAACTATACAAAGTTTGTTGAACTTTTGATGAAACCAGAACATTATTACTCGGCAGATCCGTCTCCACATGCTATCCGTGCATGGGTATCACTCAGGAGGGTTCGAATTGTAAAAGAACGAGTCGATCCTGAAAGTTTCTACAAGTGGTTCGATATTAATGTAAACCTATAATAAATGATTGATATTACATCTCCAAAGGTGTTTACACCAGCACTTTTGTTTGCAATCTTAAGCCCTGGACTCTTGGTGGGAATCCCACCCGGTTCAGGTCTTTTGGTTCAGGTGTGCATGCACGCCCTCCTTCTTTGCATATTTAATTACCTGATTATCAAGTTTGTGTTTAAATTCAATATGACAACCGCTGATATCATCGTCCCAGGAGTGCTGTTTGTGGCACTGACCCCAGGGGTTATTTTAAGCATTACTTCGGGACAAACCGCAGTCGGTATTCATGCCGTTGTATTTTCTCTTTTTTATGCATTACTTCGCGGACAGTTTCCAGAATATTATTAAACGGAACTCATAGAAGATGGTGAAAAACCTCGTTATAGGTCCCGGGGCTATGGGGTATTTCATGTACCTCGGAGTCTTGTCCAAACTCAAACAAGATGGTCAACTTGAGGGTCTCGAGGAAATTTCAGGATCAAGTGCAGGTGGTATGGTAGCCTTTACCTACGTACTCTCAAATGGAAATATTCCAGCTATTCTCGACTATTCACTGTCTGTTCCAGTCGGAGACATAATGAAACCAAATATTAAAAGTCTTTTGAATAATTACGGACTTGTTTCATCTAAAAAAATTCGAAAAGCTCTGGCAGAAATGTGTAAAAAATTTACAGGAAAGGATGACCTCACATTCAAGGAACTTTACGAATTGAATCCAGTGAAACTTCACATATCGGCATATTGTGTGGATTTCATGAAGACCATTTACTTTAATATAGATTCTACACCTAATATGAGTGTTCTCGACGCTGTTTCAGCCACAATAGCTGTTCCATTTTTATTCGCACCCGTAAAACTCGGTGATGGATATAATTACGTGGATGGTGCGACGGTAGAAACTACTGCCGCAAGTCCATTCGTGGACCGAAGAGACACGTTAGCTCTCAGAATTGCGTGGGGACGTCTCTCCGATGTGAAGGATCTCAAGAGCTACGCACTCAGTGTTTTATTTTCTACTATGAAAATGCGGCACGTCTATGCAGTCCCAACCCATGACATAGATATTCCCGATGATGACATATATGATTTTAATGCATCAAATGAGAATAAACTGAAAATGTTTATGATTGGTCTGTCCCAAAATTTTTCAAAGTATATAGTATATGAACACCCTACCTCTCACTCGGAGGTCTCCGAATAGGTCCCCGAACCGGTCCCCCAACCGGTCTCCCAACCGGAACAACAACGGGCGCCCTCGCCTTCGTGAGGGGCAGGTCCGCCGTATTGTTGCTCTGATTATCACGCTTGTGGTTTTGTTGTATCTTAATAACTATGTCATGGGAATGTCTGCCGGGGATGCACTCAAGGTGCGCCGGATGACCCTTAATTCCTTTTTAAAATTCAAAAATATAGTCCAGTCATCCTTTGCAGGATATGAGGATGTCATAGAGGCGGGAGCCTCCTCTATCGTAGCTGTTCTTCACCGTAAGTTTCAGACGGGCACCTTGCGTCCCAATGTTGCAAACCTGGCAGTTGGAACTGTAGCATTCACTGTGAGTTATCGAGGAGGGGCACGCACTTCTAATTTTATAAACAAAATTCATAAATATAACAACTCTCGTTTCGGACGTATATCTGGAAGAACTTCGGCGAATGCAGAGATGGTCAGGACTGGTATCATCACCATGATTGCATGGCTCGTTTCGAGCTTGAATTATTTCGCGGCTGAAAATGTAGCTGGTATTGTCCGGGAGGAACTGCGGGTACGTGGTCTCGAGCGTTCGACCCCTGCTAAGCTCGTGAATTACGGAGCTACGACTTTGAGGCTGATGCTCTAATGAGCGCGAGCAAGGAACAAATTTCCAGAGTTTGAATTAGATGAGTATGATTGAACAGGTGAAAGTCTCCGGGGGCTCGGGCTTGGGGTCTTGGGACGTGTAGGGCTTGGGGTCTTGGGACGTGTAGGGCTTGGGGTCTTGGGACGTGCAGGGCTTGGGGTTTTGTTTCGGCGTTGACCTCTAAATTTACTCCATAATTTTTGTGCTATAAGAAGTACAACTGCGGCACCAATCTTTCGTGGATGTTGAGTTACAACATGTTTCGTTGCGCGCGCTGTACCCTTGACAACACGCACCGTATTCCCGACGGCTTTTGTTCCAACTGCGTGACCTATATATGCCACAGCCAACGCCGCCCCTGCTTTTGTCTTGCGTGGATGCATCTTTGCCACATTTGCAAATTTAACACCTACTTTAAACCATCTCTCATTTCCAAGTTTTTCTACTGCAAAATTCCAAAGTCCCCCCTTAATATTTTCACCTCGAGCAGTTGAATTTCCGGGCAACATCAAATAATCAAAAACTACATGTGAAAGTTTTGTCGCAGCTTGACGTCTATTATTACCAGCTTTATTTGAAATTACTTTATTTGCTGCATTTGCTATTGCCTCTCCTTCATTCTTACTGTACCCGGATTGAACGAGAAGTCTCTTGATGGCGGGTTTTTGTTCTTCTGTCAAAAATATTTGAGCCAACTGCTTCACATTCAGCATTTGTCCGGGTGCAGCTGCAGAAACTTTAAACTTATTCAAAGTATAGGTGACTGCTCGAGCAATTTTAGAAGGTCTAAGAGGCGAAAGTGTATAGTAAGTATTCAATATACGTTTCTTTTCTTCATTGGAAATATTTGAAAGACGAGATCTAACAATTTTACGCTTTCCAATAGTACCTCCACGGCTATTTGCAATACCATACCTCTTCACATTTTCTGGAATCATAGCCAACAAGATTGCATTGATTTTTTCGCGTTCGGCATTATTAAGAGAGGTTCGAGGTACGGATGCTGATCCAGTTCTTCTGGTTACCGATCGTAAAGCCCTCCCGAGACTTGCCGACATCCTTAATACTTAGAAAGATTATTTTTATATTTATTAATGGAATCTGTGGAGCAACGACGTATCGTGTTTTCTGCAGCCCAGGACATATGGTCTTCCCTTGGTCCAGGGTACAGCGAGTCTGTGTATCACTCAGCCTTTGAGGTGGCTCTGAGAAAGCGCGGCATTTCATACGAGACGGAAAGAATCATTCCCGTATCTTATGAGGGTCAAAATGTGGGTCACGTCAGGGCTGACCTCATAGTGGGTGACACTGTCATAGAACTCAAGTCAGTCTCACGCCTTACTGATCAATTTCGAACTCAAATTCAAAATTACATGAAACTCCTGGGTATCCAAAAAGGGATACTCATCAACTTCCCCTTGGGGCTGGCGCGCACTCCCGAAATTGAATCAATTTTGATCCAAAATTAAATTAAATTGTCTTAATAAACTCCCACTCGAGTTCATCGCATATTTTCTTCCATATCTGATCCTGAATATACAGTTTCTCCTTTGACTTGAGCAAGGGGAAACATGGAAGATATTTGTCTTCCTCGAGCAATTCACACATTTTATAAAGAACATATGAATAACTCAAAAAGTTTTTACGTGCCGCAGGTTTATGCTTCTCGAACGGTGCTTGAATCTTGTGAAACATGAGACGGAGCTTGTCTTCAAGTGGTTGGTCCATCGTTGGAGGAGTGATACCGCCTAGGATTGTTGCAATATAGGGTGCGTGTTCATAGTACTTGTTCTTGTCAATCTTCTTCAACAAGACTCGCACCTTTTCGTGAGTAATCTCATCTAAATTCTTAATCTTCATCTTCCTAAATTCAGTCCTGAGTTGCCCTATGACATCCTCGGGAACACTCGTAGATTCCTTCGCCTGAAACTGTGAAATCCATTCGTTAAAATGATTCTCACGTTTGTAGGAATACACGACATTCTTCTCAATCTCCTGTTCCTCCTTGAACCCAAGCTCTTCTGATAGATAGTATTCCGTGTATCCACACTCTGTACATATCATGTCGCTTAGTTGTTCATCGTGCATCTTTGTAAACGTCTTTCCGCAGTTTTTACACGGGTCCACGTCTATCTCGCACTTTTTCGCATGACATTGATCTTGATCCTCAACCTCCTTTAAATATTTCTTGTAAATATCATTTCTCTGTATACCTTTTCTCGACGCAATCTGCATGTTTGCGACAGTCCTGGTAGTGAATGATATAACGCTCGACTCTGTGTATTCACGGATAACGGGAACGCACATGAGTAAATACTCTGCCAACTCATCTTGGGTTTTACAATTTCGTATCCTTTCATCGTACCTTGCTTCCATTAAATCAAAAACTATAATAATTCTTAACTAATCAATTTTTGGAGCCAAATAAAATTTCAAATCACCGAGATTTGCTATTGTATACCTGAAAACGATTGGCATATTATCGTTCGTTGAGTCCTGCATAATTTGAATACTGGAACACATGTTTGTCGCCTTTGTAAAAAGGTTGATGTACTTGAGACTGAAGCAACCACCGACTCGCTCGTCAGGACCCTTGTCCGCGCACTCGATATCAGTTTTTTGATTTGCAAAATCTCCTACACAACTCAACTCCAGATTGTGTCCGTGACGGAAAATTTTAATTTCATTTGAAAGATTACCCATATCCCGGGTATATCTCTGAAAGTCAATCGATGGCATGGTTGTCACCAAGTTCATATGAATATCCGGGAGATCCAGTATGTCCTCGTTAATGTCAAGCAATTTTAGTTTAAAATTAGTAAATGATTTCTTGGCTATGTTTTCTATGGTGATATCCATATAGTCTCGACCAGTAATTGACATGGTCAATGTGTCCTGACTCGTGATAGCCTTGAGAAGTTTATAAACATTTGCCATGTTCAAACCTGCGATGATATCACCAGTACATTCATACTCCTCAAAATTCTCAGCCCCTAAGACCATATGCACAAGGGTAACTCGGGCAGTGTCAAGAGTCAAAACGTGAACACCCTTTTCTGTAAAATACACATTCACATCATTGATGATATCCTTCAGCACTTCAAAAACTGACTTGAGAGCCGAAGCTTGGATAGTCTTTAGATGCATTAGTAAGTGTGCGTTTTTTTCCTCTAAGTGGCTGAACTTCTGATTTTTTGCATAGCATCTGCTATATCTGTGGAAATTTTAGCTTCCAGTTCAGGGGTAATCTCTGGTTGAAGCTGCTGCCCAAATTTATCAAATTCAAAAAGGGATGGCGTTTCAGTGCCGTCTATATTTGTACAGGAGATTGAATTAGGATACCATGATTCAAACTCGAACGGAATCATAGACTCGAGCCAGGGCTTGATGTCGCCACCGACTTTCATGACCCCCTCGTTGGTCACGATAGTGGGTACCATAGTAATCTTCTTCGATGGAACACCGAGGGTTGTTATATTATGGTACCGAATAATCTCATTCAGAGAAGGCTGAGTCTTAATATATTCTATAATTTGACTCGAAAATTTACACTTGTCGGAATAGACCAGCAAGGCCATTTGAATTAGTTGACTTTTTTTGAACAGAAGAATTTCGCAGTCTATTAATAATGAAAGACATTATGATCCTACTGCTTGTGATTATTGTGGTCTTCCTGGTATGGAACAGCCGTGTCAATCTGTCTGGGTACGTTGCCCCAATGGCAGCTGACGGAAATTCTCCCATCTCACCTGATGTGATTCAGGCAATCATCGAAAAGGTCCAACAGACCAAACCAGATGAGCACCCCCTCGAGACACTTTTCGTTAATCTCCAGGCTGACGGTTCTTATGCGAGCCGATTCATGTTTTACAATACCCGCAAGTTCCTTGGATCCCAGTACGATGTCGTATCAAAGATCGGTGAAGATGGAAATGTTGAAATCATAAACATGTCAGAGTCTGCAAAAGAAGACTTGAGTACTGGATACCAGCCTGACAAGTACAAACCCTATAAAGATATCGATAACAGTTCCGCCGCTCAACTGAAGGCACTTTTGGCAACTCGCCCAGAGACGCCTGTGGTGACTGACATGCGCCTGGGGACTCGTTCCTAATTCTAAACTAAAATTAGATGTCAGTGTCTGCCCAAGACATTGCGAAAATGGAGAATTCTCGTAAAAGTGCCCGAAAGGAGTTTTATAAAGCTCTTCTCGAGCAATTTTGTAGGAAAATTAAAACTTCAGTACAGCTCGGTCAGAAGGAGTGTGTCCTGACAGTTCCTGTATTTTTGATTGGTTTTCCAAGACACGATCTCCCCACGACTGTACGGTACATGTGTCGACAGCTTCATCGTCTGGGGTACATTATAAATCTCATAGGTCCCCTGGACATAAAGGTGTGGTGGAAGAAACCTCCCATACACCAGATGCTTCCAGAGGAGGTGGAGGAGGTGGAACTCCCCAGCCTCGTGAATTTGCAGAAGATGGCGAGTAAATTACGAAAGAAGTGAAAACTTCTTCTCGCGGTTGAGCATTCGCGTCCCCCTAATCTTCGCCGTCTTGAGCCGATCGCACTCCTCCGCCGCCTCCTCCATCTCGAGCTCGATGCGGTACGGAGCCATAAACTGCCGAAGTTCGTCAGCTCGCGTCTTGGACGCCTTCGCCTTGGGCGGGCTCTTCTGATAATTTTTCCACGCCTCCTTTGCCAACTTGTAGTCGTCAAGGCTCCGCTCGAGCGCAATCTTGTTGTGCTCAAGATATCCCTCGAGCTCAGTCATCTTCGCCTCGTGCAGGCGAATCTTTTTCATGTCGATCAGACGTCTGTATTGACGCAGGGCATCGACCATGTGCTCCTCGCACGCCTCCTTCAGCCCCGCAGCAGTTCCTGGGCATTCGTCTCGGACCATGTCGAGCTCTCGGATCGCATCACCTTGAAAGTACTCGAGGACAGCCTGACGCGCCGAAGGCCACTCTGGGTAATCGGCATAATCCCCTGCGTGTGAGCGCCAATTGCACCCGTCGGCACAGTACACGTAACCGTTCTGGTCGAGACCGAAGCAAACGCCCCAGCCCATTGAACAAATCACGGGTGCTGTTTTTAAGCTGAAAATAAGTCCTTTACATCTAATAACTATGGACCTTATCAGTGAATCCGAGCGTCGTTTTACCAAAAAACTATGTGATTCTATGACCCCATCCATGATTGAAGCATTTTGGGAAATTTGGCTGGAAGCTCAGAAGGAGTCAAAAGGTAAAAACACCGTACAAGTTTTCCAGCAACTCCTCCGTGATGTCAAGACTTGGAATTCTTCAATTTCAAACCGAAATACAGAGTCTATCATCAAGGGCAACCCCATGTTTCCCAAGCTACTCGCCGCCGTCTTTGTAATTCACGTCAAGATTTTGAGTGCAATTCGCACTGATAAAAAGTCAAAGAAGATTTCAATCAAGCTCCCAGCAAATGACGTGTTTGTTCAGCGAGTCTACGAGGCGTGTGCCAAGGATATTTACGAGGATCCTGATATCATCGTCAACAAGAACCACTCGGATGAGCACAGAAAGAAGGAGCTTCACAAGCGTTTCGTCCACCACATATGTGAAATCATCGAGCAGCTTGTGCCAATGTCTGAAATTTTGGACACGTATCTGAGTATGCCAACAGGCGACGAGGGTATGAACTTTGACGAGGAAGAAGAGGAGCAGGAGGAACTTGACGCGCCACTTAACGAGGAACCAGTCGACCCCGTCGAGGGTCTTCCAATGAACAACATGCAATTTGGTCAAACTCCAGGGGGGAGTGAGACAGTTACGGTCAATAACTCATTGACACCTCCTTCCGTTCCAGGCGGTACCCCAGTTCCTACCCAGGAACAGAATCTCTTTGACGATGCCCCAGATGATGTGGATGTGAAGAAAATCCCTCAAATCTAATATTTAAGTCTATTAGTAAAATGGAACAGTATTTCCAGGAACCTTCAACTGCCGCAATCATAGCAGCAGCAATTACGATGGGTTATATTTTCATTCGTTCCAAGATGAATGGAGATGCGAAAATTAAGAATTCTGAATATTTCAAGCCGGCTTTTCTCGTAGGTCTTTTGGTGTTTTTCATCGTGAGCCAGGGACAGGGTTCTAACGGACAGGTAACAAAGGAACCGTATTAAAAAACCAATTTTCAGTAATTATGATCAGTGTATACTTAAAAATAATACGTCTTTTAAGTATTAATGGCGTCGTACTCAGCATTTAATGAAATGTACACCCAGTTTCTCGGTGAGCTTGCTCAGACCTTCCCCGAGGAGCCCGCAATTGCAAAGATGCTCAAGAAACAAAAGGATGAGAAGACGTACAAAAAGGTGATGAACAAGCTGAGTCCATGGGCTCAGCAGATTATGGAGAAGGATTCCAAGTTTTTTTGCGAAGAGAATGAGTTTGTCGCAAACCTAAATATGCACGAGATTTGGAAGAAGGATGACGTGTCAGATGCGACGCGTCAGGCGATCTGGCAGTACCTGAGTTCTCTGTACGGTTTTGGAGTGACTCTCCAGATGATTCCACCTCAGTTTATGAATTTGATCGAGTCAGAGGCGGAGAATTGCGCCAAGGGACTCAAGGAGTCTGGTGGTGAGCTCGACGAGGCAAACATCATGGCTGCAGCTCAGAGAATGATGAGTAAGCTCATGTCAGGTGGGGGATTCCCAGGACTTCCAGGTGCGCCCCCCCAGCGCAAGGCGATTAAGAAGGACTATATGGGACTGGACTAGAGACGAGTCGACGGAACTGAAAGTTCCCTGGACTCAGATCCAGGCTCCGACGGACAGGGAACTTTCAGTTCCCGTCTGGACTAAAAACAAATCTTACTAAATTACAGCATGGATCCAAAGGAGATTTTCAAAACTAGCGAGCTTTTAAATTTCTGGCCGACCGCCTCCCAGACGGCGCGCGAGCGCGTCGCATCGACGACTCGTTTCATCCTGTACGCCACCTGCCTCATTTACCTGATTAACCGTGATGTACGTGTTTTTGCCCTTTGTATTCTCGCACTTGCAATCCTGTACTACCTCATGACCATGAATATGATTTCTGATGGAAAATTGCGCCCATCCTCTGCCGACGGTCGCGTTCCTGGTCCTCTTCGCGGCTCTGTGACTCTCCCAACACTTGACAATCCCATGGGCAACGTTCTTCTGAGCGATTATGTAGATGCACCCGACCGACCAGCCGCTGCATGGTACCCAAGCATGCGCACAGAGGTACAGGCTGCCTGGAGTCAGATTCACCCATTTGAGCGTCAGCGTGATGCCGAGCGCAATTTCTACACTGTAGCCTCAAGTACCATTCCCAACGACCAAACAGCTTTCGCATATGGAGCATTCGGCAAACCGTTTGCACCAAAGTGTCACGACCAGGGCGGCGCTGCTTGCGATCCAGACCGGTTCTACTCTGCCTTCCCAGAAAGACCTCAAATGCGTGCAGGAAACGGTAGATAGATAAAAATGTAAGCAAGTATTAATAAAATGCCAACTTTGGACAATAGCAAAAATATTCTTCAGAAGGGCATTTGGATCGGTCCCGCCCAGGTTGTCCTGGCAGACAAGACCGATGTCGAGAGCATGCTTCGTGCGCGGGGCACCTCCGCCTGGACCAAGGGTTGGTCAGAGAAGCCATACGACTTCCCCAACACATACGTAAACTTGCCTCTGCGCGTGTTGATGTGGAATCCAATTACCACTTTTGCCGACATCCAGAATGAGCGATTCGATGAGCGTTATAACAGCAAAAAAACGAAAACTTTTAGTCGCTAAAAAAGATATCTTATTAATAATAATGGACCCACTGGCAATTGCAGCTGTGGTCGGTCTTGTGTTTGCCGGAAAGCGACTTGCAGATGGGCGCAGTGAAAGCCCAGAGTCAGGTCGTAAACCTCTCCCTGCAACCACGAAACCTCTTACTCGCCGGGATATAGATTTGATGGGGAATAGCCGTAATCATTCCAAGGATTATACCGACTTTATGAACACGACCCCCGACGTCGGTCGCCGTGTCGGAGACTGGCGTCTTCAGCCCAAGGAGGCTGTTCCAAATCTTCAGGATATGACCCAAACGAATGGTCGGTTTCCATTTGGTCAGCCCGTTTATGACATGTACAACCGCCAGTACGTCACGAACAAAATGAACAATGTGAACCCACTTGAGTCTCCCAATACAGTGGGACCAGGTCTGGGTGTTGGACCTAACGTTAAAGCGGCTGGTGGTTTCCACGACTACTTCCGCGCTCTTCCAAACAACATTAATGAGGAGAAACTTACAACAATCGAGGGTCGCCCAGGACCACCCAGCGCCGTCGTGCCAAGTGGTGGTGCCGGTGGGATGGGCGAGATTACACACAACGCTTCGCAGTCAAAGACGGTGTACCGCGCACCAGGTGCTTTTGGAGGTGGCGGCGCCCAGGGTGCTATGGTTGCCCCAGAAGGGCGCCCTGATAATCTCAAGACCCGTAAAACGACTCGGCGTCAAGAGACCGGGCTTCGCACAGACACTCTTTCCGAGGGTCCCCCAAGCTATTTCGTGCAACAGCCATACGCCGGAGGTAAAACTTCTTATACTGACAAGACACTTACTCGCACAAGTGGAGATCGTTCCAAGCCAGACCGTGCAGGAAACGGCGGTCGTATGAACGTTCGCAACGATCCAGTGAACCAGGTGGGCGCAGCAACTCAGCTTCGTCCAGAGGCTGAAATTCTCCCAGTGCCATCCATGGGTACAACTGGCTCAAACCAGGGTCGTGGAACTCAGCCACCTCAATATGATGATCCACTCAACGAGCAAAAATCAAACCCCAATCCACGTGCATCTTCGAGCTTTTTGGATATAGCTATTCAGCAGCTTGAAAAGAATCCATTGGCTTATTCATTGGCACGTCCTCCTCCTCAAGTGTCTGCGAAATGTTAAATCCCGTCGCGAAGTCCATTAAAAAAATATAGACAGAAAGTAAATGTCTGGAGGTGTCGTTCAACTCGTAGCAGTCGGACCTCAGGACGCTTGGTTGACAGGCAAGCCTGAGGTATCTTTCTACCGGTCGAATTACAAACGTTATACTCATTACTCAAGCTCTGTGGAGCGCCAGGTTATTCAGGGAGCACCAATTGCCAACGGTATTTCCACTATCCGTTTCGAGAAGAAGGGTGATCTGCTCAGCTACGTGTACCTGACTGCCCGTGACAACAACGGTGCAGGCATCGTTGGTCTGGACTGGTCCAAGGTGATTGACAAGGTGGAGCTTTACATCGGCGGTCAGATTGTGGACACCCATGACTTTGAGTACATGTCCGATATCGAGCCAATTGTGGGTGCTCGCACCTATTCCGAGCGTTACCTGAACTCGACCAGCACCACTCTGAACAACCAGAAGAACTCCTTCTTCCCCCTTAAGTTCTTCTTCTGCAAGGAGTGGTCTGTGGCTCTGCCCCTGATCGGTCTCCAGTTCCACGACGTGGAGCTGCGCATCACCTGGTCTCCCTACCTGACCCAGAACATCACCATCGGTCCTACCAGTTACCCAGTCCTGTCTGTCCCCAACGGATCCATCAATGTTTTCAGCGTGAGCCAGGGAACCTTGGCATTTTCCAACACAGCCAACCTGGTTGTGTCCCAGACCACTGGTCCCCTGTTCCCAGGTATGCTTCTGACATCAGCCACTTCCAACCTGCAGGCGAATGTGGTGGTCATCCAGGGGTTCTCTGCCAATACAACACCCACTCTCACTTCTAATATTGCATTTTCAAACATCATCATCGCCGGTTCCAACACGGGTATTATCAACGCTACTTCCATCTTCAGCACATCTATCGGCGGCGCACTGAGAGCCTATGCCCCAGTGGTTTCCGCTGAGTTATCTGTTGCAATTGCAGCCGGTACCGCACTATCCACCACGAAGGACATCACTTTGACCGAAATTTCAAGCTTCAACGGCACCGGTTCCCTGGCAGTTGGTCAGTACGTGGCAGGTGTGCCATGGGCTGGACCAGTGTTCGTGTCAAGCACATCCAACATTGCAAACAGCAACGTGACCGTGACTTACCCCTCCCAGCGAACTGGACCAGTTCTGGCTGGCACAACCATCGCCTTCTTCACAGGTACTTCAAACACCAACACTTCCTATTCCCAGGTGCAGTACCAGGCATGGTCCAACTTCGTGTATCTGGATCAGTCTGAGCGTGACTTTTTCGCCAAGGAGAAGCAGGATCTGCTGATCACCCAGGTGCAGCGCATCGTCATGGGCACCAACCCCGTCCAGGAGCTGGCACTGGCTCAGCCAGTCAAGTTCATCGCCTTCCCCTGTGTGAACTATAACCAGATTTTCGCTAACGGTGCAGGCTCGGAGACCGCTGCCAACTACCAGCTCAAGACGCAGGTGAACGGCGTGGATGTCGGGGACTCCCGCCACATGTACCACTGGGTGGATCTTCCCCAGTACTACAACACCCCTTGGGGCTACATCCACAACAACGCCACTGCCAACGTGGCAATCATTTCTTACTGCCTGGACACCTCCAAGCTCCAGCCCACAGGCACCCTCAACTTCTCCCGCCTCGACAATTTCCGCCTGGTTGTGCCTTCAACCCTGCCCAACGGCATCCAGGGTCTGGCAAGCACCAGCATCAACTACCCCACCCAGTACCTGTACGCAGTCAACTACAACGTGTTCCGCATCCAGAACGGTCTCGGCTCGCTGCTCTACGCCAACTAAACGCAGATAAACTCTGTTCTAAAATTAGAAAATGCATTGGCTCGTGTGGGCGTTCATTATTTGTATAGTATTTTTGGTAACTTATAATCCACGTACGGGAAGTCTCGAGAAATTTTTTGCTCCACAAGAATTAGTAGAGGACAATGACCAGAGAACGACACAAAGCGATAGCAATCCCAGTATCTCACGTGAATGACATACCTCACTTTCTTGTAGTCCATGACAGGCGCTACAAGGAATGGACCTTCGTAACAGGCGGATGCCGCCGTCGAGAAATTTATAACCCACTTCGATGTGCGGTTCGAGAACTCGAAGAAGAAACCCGTGGTATGATCAATTTAAAACGTGGCTCATATGCCTATTTTAAATTTATCACAAACACACCCGAACCTCGTGACATTGAGGACGGGGTAGATGTTATAAACCATTATCATGTATATGTCTTTGACATGCCCATGACTTCAATAGAGCACAAACACATCGTGAAGCGATTCACAGAAGAAAAGGTGAAAATGGAAGGAAATCAGGTTCCTTTTCGCAAAAATTACGACGAGAATGACGACTGTAGATTCGAAAGTTTAGAAAATATATCTAAACATCAAAACTTGTGGCCCATGATTCGTCAGCACGTTATCAGAAATCCCGAGTTTCTTCAAGCAATAACGGCAACTAATAAGACTCCGTTCAATTTACGTGGTTAAAATATTTTAGATTTAATAGAGATGACGAGAAGTAAAATTGATCTCGCTACACACCTTCTCAAGCTGTGTAACGACACCACGATGAAACCCGAGGACCTTGCAAATGCAATGACTCTCCGTAAGCTTCACTACGAGATTGAAAAGGCGGAGGCTGACCTCGAGGAAATCGAAGAAAAGATTAAAATTGTCAAAGAAACTCCAAAGACAAAGAAACCTAAATCATTTTGGGCATTTTTGACTATGGATTCGGACGAAGAATGAAAGTCTTCTGGTAGCGAAGCTTAGAGTTTTAACTCGTCTTAAACATAATGGACAAATGGAAGGTCCCGCGAGGGTCTGGAACCCATGTTCTCATGGATGGTGGAATTCTCATGGTTCCTCAGGAGGAAACCCAAGAATTTCACCAGGCATATGTTCAGGCAATTAATTTTGGATCAAAATTGTTTGTAGTTGAGCAAAAGACAGATCGATTCAAGTTTTTCGTAGATCTCGATTATAAGGCTCCAGAAAAATTAAGTGATGAAGATCTTCTTCAATTTTGTTCTATAATTCATGAAAGTCTTGGGGGTGACAACATTTCAGAGTGCCTGGTTGCCAAGGCAAGACCTCGCCCAGTCGGGAGTGGCTCGCCTCCAGGCGAGGATGGCAAGGCATCCACTCTCATCAAGTCGGGTGTTCATATACACTGGCCGCGCCTCATTGTCAGTCGGACCGAAGCAATTAATTTAAGATCAAAATTGATTCAAGCTCTGGGTGAAGGACCTTGGGACACTGTCATAGATGCCTCTGTCTATGGAGGTTCAGGACTTAGGATGCTTTGGTCTCATAAGAAACCTGCAGGCGACCCATATATTCCCTGGCGTCAGCTCAACAGTACACGGGAATTTTCAAAGATTCCAAGTGTTGAAATTGTTGAACTGTTTTCAATCAGGACAGATATCGATAATACGGTCTCTCAACAGACTGACATTGAAATTTCAGGAATTGAGGAATATATACAGAAATATCTCACAGGTCAGGAGAAGGCTCGCATCAAGCGCGTTCACAGACACGATCATGACGGATGGTATGTTCAGACGGACTCCAAGTACTGTGAGAATATCAGGCGCGAACACAAGTCGAACCATGCGTGGTTTTCGATACATTCAGGTCGGATTTCGCAACGATGCTTTGACAAGGACACCTGTAATGAGTTTCATGGTCGTGAACATATTCTTCCTCCATCAATAGTAGAGCAGCTCAATGATGTTGCTGTTGTGGGTAGTCCTTCTCTTACTTTTCTTATGGATTTCCTTCCCGATGGGACCAAAAACCCGGTTCAAGAAGTACGAGCTCATGGTCCATCCGTACTCGGGCCTGGACCCAGTCAGCTGGCAGCGTTTTTTGGACAATCTCCGCGTGTTCGAACAGTCGGCTTCAAAACAGCTTGACACTGCAGCCTCTGCACTTTACGCAGCTGTAGAAAATATCAGAGATCTTTCACTCGGGATTCGCCGTGCAGACGATGGGCAGAAACAGGAAGAACTCAATCTCATAGCCACAAATTTGGGGCTCGAAGGAGAATTTATTTTGAATCAAAATTCAATTTCACAAGGTCTTTATTTCTTTCCAAGATACTTAAACAATACATTCGATGATTATATAGAAAATGCGGGCGACCCGGGGCACCTCAAAACTCACGGGCAGTGAATCTGCACGGCAGATTCACGAGACTGAGACCACTCGCGTAGCGAGTGAGATTCCCGCAGACGCGACCCCCCTTCAAATTCTTGCACAGGTTGCAGCCGAGGCTGACTCGGCACCAGCAACACGCACCCGTTCCGGACGCCCTACCAAGCCCCCTACGCGTTACGAGCCTGTCGAGAAGGTTGAGGACGACTACGATGCTGATGATTACGACACAAATGATCCAGATGATGTTTCTGAGGAGATTGAGACTGAGAGCGACGAGGAGCAGGATGAATCTGATGCAGATGATGATGGAAATTTGGATGGATTTGTTGTAGCAGATAAAAGCGAGAGTGATGAATCTGATAGTGAGGATGGACAATCTTCCGTTCCTGACAAAAAACACCGAGTCTCAGTCAAGAAGCGCACCCCCACCGCTCCCAGAAAATGAGTGGCCTTCCCATATGGATTCTCCACATCAGTTTGATACATTTGTAGAACGCCCACAACAGAAGAAGGATCCATTTGAAGCTTTTAAGGAGAATCAAATCGGTCTTATTCTGTTGGGAATGGTGATTGGTTTTTTGCTTGCAAATATGCGTCCCGTTGTTTTTCAGGCAAAGTGACCAAGTCCGTAGGACTTGAGACCGCGGAGCGAGGACAGTTCCTTCGGAACTGGGACTACTGCACAGAATATAAAGGAGCTTTAGACGAAGGATCGTCGTAGCCCACAAAATTACCAATAGGACCCGTTCTCTGTTTTCTAACATCTTCTTGTAAAAATCCCAGCCACGGATTCTCACGAGTCTGATCGGCTGGTTCCATATCCCTAAATACCTCAAACTGATTGTCGTACGCAGCAACAGGTTGAGATATTCTAGCTGGCGCCGGTGGGAACCTCACGTATGCTATATACATGAGAAACGCAATCAACACCAAAGCTAAAACTTTAAAAAACATTTTCTAATATTCGCAGCGAAATTAAACAGACTCGGGGACTTCGTCGTCCTCAGCCTTTGACTCGTCACCCTCAGCAATTACTGACACGGCGGGCATCTTGCGCTCCTCCATAATCTTTGCGATGCGCTCATCAGCAATCTTTACGAGGGCTGGCATATCCAGGTCTGGGAACTCAATCTTGAGACCATCGATAAGCTCTGCTGGGTGAGGGATGGGAGGCACATCCGGCTTTGTGTAAAACTTGGAATTCTCGTCGGAGGGGTCGATGTATGGGTATGGACCTGGCTGAGGCTGTGCCATCATGTCGCGCTTGCGCTTCTCGAACATAGAAGCCGCGGCACTCTGGTTAGTACGATACTTGGTCATAATCTCCTCCAGCTTTTCATTCTGATAGTGAACATCCTCAATCTGGTCACGGTCGGGTGGGATCAGAAGCCACTTGTACATGTCCACCACGTAAATGTCCACGAGCGCATCCTCCTTCTGGAGACGCTTGGCGTGAGATGCAGCCTCATCACGAGTTGAAAAGCACCCACGAATCTTCATACCCAGCTTCTCATTCTTCTGAGGCTGCTCTGGACCGACAAATGAAATGCAAGCAAAGTACTGCCCTGGAACAGTTAGATAATCCTGCTCAAGAGAACCCATATTGAACTATCTATACATTTCTTTTTTAAGTTCAAAACGCAGTAAATTTGAAAATTCGTGTCATGTCACCTTATAAGGTTGTGGTTGGTTGAAGAATCAACCATGGAAGCTCTTCGTCGTCTTCATAACAACTGCAAGCGAGAACTAATTCAGAAATGGGTAAACCGCGGTGATAGCGTTCTGGACTGTGGGTGCGGTCGTGGAGGCGACTGGCACAAGTGGAAGGCGGTCGGTGCGCGAGTTTTCGCAATTGACCCAGATGACGAATCACTTACCGAGGCGGAGAACAGAGCAATTGAAATGAACTTTGGAGTATTTTTTTTGGGGAATGGAACTATTATTCAGGCGGCTTTTGCAGGTCCCTTTGACGTGGTCTGCTACAACTTTTCTATTCACTACATCATGGAAAATTTTGAGAATTCAATCAAGGCGATTCAGTGTGCGGTAAAACCCGGAGGGCTTCTCATCGGCATAACCCCAGACAATCACCAAGCTAATAAAATAGCCGACGAGCGAGGTCACTACATCGACCGACTCGGAAACATATTCGACATCTACCAGGGTGGGCGGCGGCTTTCAGTCAAGCTGACTGACGGTCCTTTCTATGCGGATGGCGCACGCGATGAACCCCTCCTTGATGCCAACATGCTGATGAACCGCCTTGAGGAACTCGACTTTGAACTCATTTACTGGGGACCCATGCTCGACCAGCCGAACGGGCTCATCTCGGACCTTTACTCCAAGTTTGTATTTCGGAAGAAAATCTAAGTGTGTAATAGTAGATGGAATATGTTCCAATTTTCGTAATGTTATTTGTCGTCCTCGTCTACATAGTCTCAGTGAATAAAGAACCTGCAATGCTCAGCGAACTCAAATACAAGTACTGGATTTTGCTTGAAATTCTGCGTCGCACAGGAGACCCACTTTGGCACCCCGTTTGCAAACCCTCCATCATCACGGGCATGATTGATTGGAACAAGGACAACGGTCCAATTGGTTCTAATGTGAATAAAGGGTACGAAATTTACATCTGTCTGGATGGAGGAGATGTAAATTCGGCAATGTACGTTTTGATTCATGAGTTGGCACACATGTCAGTACCGGAATATGATCATACTGATAAATTTTGGAAACATTTTGATAAACTTAAAAAGATTGCGATAGATTCGGGAGTTTATACACCCACAGGGACTCGCACCTATTGCGGGGATACTGTGAAGGACTAGAGACAAAGTGGGACACGTAGTGTCCCTAGTTTAGATCGAGGGGATCTAAAGTCCTTCGGACTTTGTCTTACTGTCCATCCACCAAGTACTTCTTTGCCAGGTAAAACACGATGGCTGCGATGAGTGCAGTCACAGCCAGACCGGTCAGAGACACCTCACCGGATGGACCGTGAAATTTAGGAACCATATCTCCAAGCTTGCCCTGAACTGGCTTGGAGAATGCGACGACCGCGGCAACGCCAGCCAGTAGCGCCTGGTACTGATCATCCTGGAGACCGAATGGGTTCTTGCTACGGGACTTGGGTGCATCATCACCACCCGAAGCCTTCCCGTTCTGAGGGGGCGCCTGAACATAGGGGGACCCCATCATCTCATCCTGCATCATCTGTCCTGGACCTGGCATAATATCGTCAATAGGTGTTGCGAAAGATGCCATTTGAGATTCAACAATATCTTTTTCAGGCGCATTTAAAGGCATTCTCAAAAGACCTGTTGGAGGTCCCGCCTTGTTTTCACCTTCTTTAGAGTTGCGAGAAAGTCCAGATGGGAGACTCGTCTGCTGACGCTCCAAAGCTGCACGAGCTAATTCTTCATTTAAATTGATTTCCTGTGAAGGAATTGCTGACATTATACTGTCTACACTCGGATCATATGTCATGACTCCAGCCATTATTGAATTTTAAATGGAAATTAAGTGGAGCATGCTACCGCGACTTTTTCACTACGACTGTTTCACCCCGTCGTTTCGGTGCACTCGTAGATCCCTGTGGTCCACTCGCAGCATGTGGACTGTAGAAGCGCTGGTGATACTGCCAGAAGGATGCTCCACCCACCCTGAAGTTTTTGCGAACAGGCGACTTGTACCAAAATACACAGTCTGAAATCTTATTACTCTTGGATGTATTATCAAGAACCATACACTCGTAGTTTTCAGTGCAAGAATCCATAACCTGACAAAACTGATCAAATGTCGGGAAAACTCCGAAAAAAGCTTTGTAAAGGTTTTCACGGTTCTGCCTGACGTTATCACGGAGAGCAAACACATAGTCCACGTTGGTGCGAACGTACGGAAGCATGTCCATGCAGTACTGGGTCGTCAGCATGAAGAAGATGTTCCAGTGGCGACCGTTCATGAAAAGCCGGCGCATGCAGTCGTCTCTCATGAAGGCTTTATCGTACATGCAATCGTCCATCAACAGAAATACGGAAGGGGCTTTGTCCTTGCCCAGACTCTTGACGAGCCTGTGCTGTCTCTCGAGTAGCTTTTCAACAGCATCCTTTCTGTATTCGCCATAAACGAACAGATCAGGAATAAATTGTTTATAGTGTCCATTTCCATCTTCAGTTCCTGACATGGCAATTCCCGCTGGTATATGTTTTTTGTGCCAGAGAATGTCTGTAACAAGAGTCGATTTACCCGTCCCACGTTTCCCTATAAAAACACAAACCTTATCATCACCTATTTTTGATGGGTCAAATCGCCTGAGTTGCAACTGACTCATCCTCTAATTTGTGTGATCAAAATTCAGAGTGAGCTGAGACGCGGGTGCGTGCGCGGAAACTAATGTTTTCCTTTATTAGAGATGTCCGCTGGCTATATCCAGCTGGCTGCAATTGGGCAACAGGACGCATATCTCACGGGTTCGCCTCAAGTGACGTATTTTTCAGGGGTTTATAAGCGTCATACCCCCTTTGTACTTGAAGCCTATGATATTTCATTTCAAAATCAGCAAGTTGTCTATGGTCAAAATAACATTTGTAGGATCCCTCCTAAAGGAGATCTTATACGAGCGCTCACACTCAAAGTTGAATTACCGACACTCTTTGACCCTGGTAATTTTTGGGCGTGGGACATAATTGCATCGATAAATAATGACCCTCACATACTCATCAATGGAACCTACTTTAGTCTTCCATATCAGGGAATCACATACTATTCAACATTCAATCAGACTTCGTGGATTTCTTCGACTCTTGCAAGTTTTGTGAGTTATTCAAACGCCCTCAATCAATTTATTTTTTCAAATTGCGCGACGCTCGAGGTGGATCAGGGGGGAGTATTTTGGGGACTCGACCCCAAGGTGGGTACCGTTTCTCCTACAAACTCTTCAAATTTAGTTTATACAGTAGGAACTGGAACTTCATTAACAAATGCGTTTGCGAATAGTATCTCAACATCAAATCTGGCTGCAAACTACATTTCAAACGTAGTTTCAACTCGTCAATCTGATTTTACCCTTCAACAGGCGGGTTGGATTCAAAGTACAGGGTTACCCCTCGTGAATACAAGAACCAGTATTTTTTTGAATCTTCCCGTGAGTTATTCTATACCAGGAGCTACTCAGAGTTTTATAAATTTTGCCAATTGGGCAAATCAGGACACGGTCTCAACCTACTCCGTAACATTTAATGGTCGACTCAAGTTTACAAATGCGGGATTTTATATGGTCCGCGCAGCATTTTCATTGGGTACAGGTTCAGTTCTCAATATTTCTTATGGTTCCGATCCAAATGAAAGTATCTACCCAAACGGAATTCCAATCGTGCCTCAATTTGCTTACTCCTGTGATTTCCGTGTTTCGCCAGACCCTTCTATGCCTCTTTTGATGCCCTTCGTCGTAGCAAGCACATCAAATACGTACTATTTTTACGCAAATACAACGTCTATTGTAACTCAATTTACACCTGGAACTTACTTGACAGTCACCCCTGTCGATGATTTGTACATGTTTAATACAAATACACCAGTTTCAAGTAATATAGTTCCATTTTTTGGAAATATAGTTACGCCTCAAAACACAACGGTAACACTTGGTTCTGATCACTCGATGATATTTAGTTCACCTGGAACATGGATGCTTTCTGGTGTTATTTATCTTGCACAATCTCCTCAAAATTATGTAGCAAATGTTTCAGTATGGAACGTGACTTCGCAAATCCCAGATTACGCTTACACAACCTTGAGTCTGCAGGGGCGTGATCCTACCATAGCGTTCAGCATGCCCATAGTGGTAACAAGTACGACCCTAAAGTATTTCACAAATATTTATTCTACATCGTCTATAACAATTTTGAACACATCCTATTACACAGTGACTCAAATAGGGGCTCAAACATATACGGGGTACGAGACTGTGCTTTCCAACAACGGCATCTTACTTCAGCCTTCGGCTCAAGTTCAATCCATAGGGTCTAATACCCCCCTGAATTTTACAACAAATTACAGTCTTCCAGCGGGAACAAACTCCGCAATTATATCAGTTAATCCAACGACCGGAAATCTTCAGTTTTCGAACATTGCCACGTACATGTTAACAGCTGTACTTTCGTCATCTGATAACGTCAAAAGTATCACGTTTGGTACCACCACTTACAATTTTAGCATTGGCGGTCTTTTTCCTCAAATTACAGTCACCGTGCCTCATCGTGTGACTCAGACTGCTACGGATGTTCCCATCACTATAACAACTGATCAAGTGGGTTCAACCACAAATATTTTTTCGAATACTTACATTTCAGTTTATCCCGTCGCTTCAAACGTGATTCCCACGGTCAGTTATAATTATTACGACTCGGTCGGGACATGGCTCATAGATCGCGCAGATTTAGTCATTGGTGGACAGACGGTTCAGACGCTCACAGGAGAATTTATTGAAATTTACAATGATCTGTATGTACCTTACGAAAATCAACCTGGACTCAAGCTGCTTACTGGAAAATATGATACAACAAGTCAGATTTACCCCCCGGGAAGAACCTATTTCACAAACCTTCCGTTCTATTTTTATCAAAATCCCGGTCTTTATTTGCCACTCGTTTCATTGGGTAGACAAGACGTCGAGGTTCACATTACATTCAGAAATCTTCAAGAATTGACAGCCGTAAATACATATAACATAATTGAACCCCTGATTGCAACAATTATTACAGAATATGTTTATTTAGCCGATCCCGAAATTAATTGGTTCAAAAAGTCCCAAATTGATTATGTAATTCAACAGTGTCAGTATCAAAAATTCCAGTTGGCTCCTCAATTTACATCGGCAATTTTCAACCTGGAATTTATAAATCCAATCCGTGAACTCTTTTTTATTCTACAACTCGATGGAACCACACCTTATGATTATTCAGATCTAAATAGTTTGGCTATGAATTTTAACGCATCCGAGGCTTTCACTGCAGATGTGACGGATGCACTGTACCTCAATTCTATTGAACCGTTCGACCATTACACAAATTATCCAACCAGAAACTTTTACATGTACTCCTTTACAAATCAGACAAATACGCCTCGACCTTATGGTCAAGTAAACTTTAGTCGTATTCGTGATATTTTTATTCAACTTAATACAGCGTCATACGCAACTAAAAAAGAATTGAGAGTTATAGGAATAAATTACAATATTCTAAGAATAAAGGATGGCATCGCCGGACTCATGTTCAACTCGAACGATTTCTAGTCAGTTCCTATGGAAGTCGCTGTGCGACTGGTTTTTTAATCCCAGAATGTACTAGAAATGGCAGGAAGAGCCAGTTTGTCCTACCTCGGACAAGAAGATATTTATCTGAGTGCAGACCCGGAAGTGACATATTTTGTCGAAAAATATGTTGGTCAGTCCCTTTTTTCATCCCGAGTAATCAGGGTGCAATTTCCAGCCGATAACACAGTTATTTTTGGTTCTGAGAAGGAACTCGTGCTTCCAAGAGCCGGTGATCTCATCACAAACATGTACCTCAAGGTTTTCCCGCCCGCACTGGGTGCTGCAGTGCAGGTTCTTGATTCAGTTGGAACCCTTATGATTCAATACGTAGAGTTGTATATAGGATCTGAACTCGTCGAGAGAATTTACGGAGAATACCTTGAACTAAAATTTGATTTAACAGTTTCAACAGGAAAACAGAGAGCACTCCAGAATCTTATTGGTAAATATCTCATTCAACCCGTTCCTGTAAACGCAAGTTATACAATTCCTCTGCCATTTTACGTATTCAGACGCGGTCTTCCACTCTGCGCATTCAAAGAGGATGTGACGTTTCGCATCGTATGGAATCCCTCGACACTCTTTACCTTTCCATCTGTGAATATAGTAGCTCCATTTTATGCATATTTAGACACGGAATATACGTATATATCTGATGCAGAAATAGCGCACATCAAGTCAAAACCTCAGATATATCCTATAGAACAGGTCCAGCGACAAGAATTTTTTGCACCCCAAGGTGTTAATCAGGTTCAGTGTCTAGGCGAGTTTTTAAATCCAGTGAAGGAATTTTTTTTCGTTTTACAAAATGATTCAGCCCTTGGGTACGATTACACAACAAATGGGACTTACACATCAAACGGCACAACTTTCGAACAACTCGAACAATTCATTCTCAATTTCAATACGACCGAACGCATCTCCAAGGACGTGGGACTCCCCGTCTTCCTCCGTGTAATTCAGCCACTCGAGTATCATACACGTATACCCAGTAGAATTTTTTACATGTATTCGTTCAGTATCGACCCTGAACTTTATGATGAACCATCAGGAGCCGTGAACATGACACAGATTAAGAATCAAATTTTTCAGTTTACCCTGACCCCCAGCCCAACCAGTAGATATATCAAAATTTACATGATAAATTACAACTTTCTTGAAGTGAAAGATTATTCAGCCCGTGTGGTATTCTCAAACTTCCACTAATTTTGGTTAATTCAAGAGTCCTCAGTTAAAACTAATTTTGGTTTAAAATTAAAAATGGAGAAGGCTGCCATAGATATTATGATACCTGTTCTCGAGTCTGCAACTGTTCTTGCAGCCCACTATGCCAAGGCGTGTGGGCGTGACGTCATTCTTGCAGAGGATATGCGGATGGGACTCATGTACTCAGCCCGCAATGTAATTGGTAAACAGATTGGTCCAATTTACCCCGAAGTTTGGGACGAGGAAGAGGACGAGGAGGACGAGGAGGACGAGGAGGACGAGGAGGACGAGGAGGACGAGGAGGACGAGGAGGACGAGGAGGACCCAGAGTGGGTCAAGTATGAAGGGTCAGACGACATGGCAAATAAGATGAACGAGTGTGCAGACACATGGGACGCATGGGAACCCGAGAGTCCAGCAGAGAGTGCGTTGAAATCCGCTGTAGACAAACAGAGAGAAAATTAGATGGAACCAGAAGACTCTTATGAAGAAGAACTCGAGCCAAAGGTTAAATACTCATTCATAGTCTATGAAGAAGATTATGAAGAAGAGGAAAATGATAAGGATGAAGTTCAGCCTTGGGATCCTTCCGATATTTTTTTTCGTATCACATAGTAAATGTCTGGTCTTCTCTCAAGTGTCGCTCTTCAGCTGGAGTCACAGTCCCTGAACTCCATCGTCGCCGGTTTCTCGTTCGCCAGCGCCATCGCATGGATGGACGTTGTGCGCTTCATCATCTCCCAGGTGGTCCAGGTCGGCAAGAACGGCGGTCAGTACTATGTCCTCAGTGCGCTGTTCACCACCCTCCTGGCAATCGTCGTGTACATGGCAATCAAGACCCTGGCTTTCAACGTGAAGATCCAGGAGCCAACTCAGCCCGTGTACGCAGTGACTGCCCGCTAAACGTTTTCCAGGCTGCGAATACAGAAATTAAAACTAAAACTATAATCAACCAGGGGATTTTTGTTTTCTTCTCTGGGGGTGGTGGAGGCACCATTGTCATTGCCTCCACGATTCTCTTAATTTCCACATCCTGGAGGGGTGGGGGAGGTGGTAGGCGTCTTACGTCATCTTCCAGAACATGCGCCCTCAGAATAAATGCATGATTATCAGACCCTCTGAAATTCAGTAGTTTTCCATTTGTATCGTACCAGTTGACTGTCAAGCGCTGGAGACTGTTAATGGGTTCTGGATACGCCACAGATACCGTATAATCTGAATTTTCATGATAAATTTTCATACCGCCAGACGAAACATCCATCATAATTGGTGCAAAAGCTCTGTTAATGTTTGAACCACTGACTGTCCCCGTCGTTCCTGTCAAAGCCTTTGCATCGATGTGACTAGGTGTCTTGAGTTCATCAATGTCGAGAAAGATGTATTCATTTGAATTCATGTGAATCAAAGTATTCGACTTGAATATGGACTGACCTAGTAGGCACGGATCCAGTGAAGTTGCCGGTTTTGAAGTAAATAATGTAGTCTGAGGAATTCCCATGAGATTAGATAGTTCGGATGAATTGATTCTAAATTGGAAAATATTAGTATTTGAAAGTAAGAAATGTCCTTCACTCGAGAGATAACTCATAGAAAATGCATTATTCACAGCAGCAGTTATAGCAGCCGTGAGACAGCCAGCTGAGTAAAATCCTTGATTTAAAGAGATATTTGACGATCCTACTGTTAGTACGTTTGAACCGTTTGTGAGATTGTACATGGTATTTGGCACTCGTGTACTGACAAGATCGACCCGAGTCACATTCTTTATGGGAGTTGTTAAGTGTAAGGTGTATGAATTTCCGGAAGGATACAAAATGGCATTTCTGCTTCTTGAATCTGCAAAGATCAGCCGAGTTGATTCCATCTAATTTTATATTAGAAATTAAACAAGGTTACTCAGCTCTTTGATAGCCTCAATTAATAGAGGGACCAATTTGTCATATTGAATTGTAAGGTATTCGTTATTCACAGGGGCTTGGCGGATAACTTCCGGTAGAATCTTCTGAACCTCTTGAGCACTCAGACCTACGTGTATATTATCGTCCATACCCATGCCTTGTGCTAAATCGTTCCACTTGTACTGGAACCCGTTCAGCGCCTTGACCTTCTCAAGAGCACCTTGGATGTTTCCAAGTTTTGTCTTGAGACGATCATCAGACGCAAACGCAACCACGTCCCCTACGGAACTTACGCCACTCGATCCAGCAGATAGAAAAAGTCCTGAAATAGTTCCACTTGAAGTTATCGTAGTACCTGAAAAGGTCCCACCCGTGAAAGCAGCTCCCGTGAATCCCGTGGAGGCTGCAATTGTCGTACCTGTAATAGTTGTTCCCAGGAAAGTCCCTCCCGTAAAGGCAGCTCCCGTGAATCCCGTGGAGGCTGCAATTGTCGTACCAGTGATAGTTGATCCCTTGAAAGTCCCTCCCGTAAAGGCAGCTCCCGTGAATCCCGTAGAGGCTGCAATTGTCGTACCTGTAATAGTTGTTCCCAGGAAAGTCCCTCCAGTGAAGGCAGCTCCCGTGAATCCAGTGCTTGCCGCAATTGTAGTACCGGTGATAGTTGTTCCCAGGAAGGTCCCACCAGTGAAGGCAGCTCCCGTGAATCCCGTACTTGCTGTGAATGTTGTGCCACTTACGGTGGTTCCTGCAAAGGTTCCTCCCGTAAAGGCAGCTCCCGTGAATCCCGTACTTGCTGCAATCGTCGTACCGGTGATAGTCGACCCTTGGAAAGTTCCACCGGTGAAAGCAGCTCCCGTGAATCCCGTAGAGGCTGCAATTGTCGTACCTGTAATAGTTGTTCCCAGGAAAGTCCCTCCCGTAAAGGCAGCTCCTGTGAATCCAGTAGTTGCTGCAATTGTCGTAGCGGTGATAGTCGACCCTTGGAACGTCCCACCCGTGAAGGCAGCTCCCGTGAATCCCGTGGAGGCTGTGATTGTTGTGCCGCTTATAGTTGTTCCCAGGAAGGTTCCACCGGTAAAGGCTGCTCCCGTGAATCCCGTGGAGGCTGTGATAGTTGATCCCTGGAAGGTCCCGCCAGTGAATGCAGCTCCCGTGAATCCTGTAGAGGCTGTGATGGTCGTTCCACTCACAGTAGATCCTGCAAATGTCCCTCCGTTAAAGGCGGCACCTGTGAATCCCGTGGAGGCTGCAAATGTGGTTCCCGCAAAAGTCCCCCCTGTAAAGGAAGCTCCCGTGAACCCTGTGCTTGCCGTGATTGTCGTTCCACTCACAGTAGATCCTGCGAAAGTCCCTCCCACAAACGAAGACCCGTTGAATGCAGTTCCGGTAAATGTTGGAGCCGTGACCGTTCCACTCAATGTGAGACCGCTCACAAAGGTACTTATTCCTGTTCCAGATACGAAAACATTTCCTGTGACAACTAAATCACCAAAATTGGTGACTGTTGGCATCTTAAAAGAATACTCACATTATTATTCAATGAGAAAGGTACTTATAGCCACACCAACTTATACTGGGGATGTAAACATGAAATACACGATAGCCCTTTTGAATACCATGCGCCAAGCTATGCTGCGTGGATTTGATTTACAGGTGTGTTACACTGCAGGCGATGCCCTCGTTCAAAAGAGTCGCAACTATCTGTTGACGTGTGCTCTTAACAACGGGTGCGACGATCTCATATTCATAGACGATGACATCGAGTGGGATCCCGAATGGATTTTTAAGATGCTTGATTACCCTGTTGATGTCGTGGGCGGTGTCTATCGCAAAAAGATTGACGATGCCGAGGTTTATGCCGTGAGACTCGTAGAACCCATCCAGGGGGACTCGCGTACTGGACTCATGAAAGTTGAGGGACTTGCCACGGGATTTCTACGCCTGTCACGTAAAGCATTCGTGTCACTCTGGGCATCCTCTGAACCCTATACAAACGGTATGGTTAAAAACGAACGTATGGTTTTTGATCTTCAAATTGAAAATCAAATTCTGTTCTCAGAAGATTACGTCATGTCCAATAAACTTTCCAAATTAGGTTTTGAATTGTGGATCGATCCCAGGATGTGTTGCGTCCACACAGGTCCCAAACCATTTGTTGGTCACTTTATAAAATGGCTTGAAGACAGTGGACGTTTTCAAAAGTAATGAAGTTGATTACATTTGGAGATGACCCCTCTCAAATTATTGGTCTAAAAAGCGAATACGTAAATATCGGACTTGGAAAAAAGTACATTGATCTTTTTTCAAAGTTTGAAGCTTTCAAGGAATATGTGGAAACAGCTGACCCCCAAGAAGTTTTGATATTCGTGGATGGGTACGACGTTGTACAGAGACGGACAGACCTTACTAATTTTGAAACAAAATTCAAAGAAACTGCGGCTGATATAATTTTTAGTGCTGAGGTGTACTGTTGGCCGAACCCCTGGATCGCCTACCAGTTTCCTCCCGCAGTTCCTGAGTGTCCCTACCGATTCCCTAATTCGGGAACATTTGCAGGATACGCATGGGCAATCAAGAGGATGCTTGAATGGGACCAGTATCGCCTGAATCACGACGATCAAGGGTATGTTCACGATTTTTTCCTGCGGTGCAAAGATTTGAAAATTGGTCTGGATAATGGTCAAGTTATGTTCCAGACTGGAACGGGTATTCGCTGGTCAGTCCTGGATACGTGTCAAGCCTGGTTTGTTCATTTCAATGGAAGAAGTCACCACAAAAAGGATGGAACCTCAGTCCTTGCCGAGTACGTAGCTGGCTCGCCTATTGGCGGGATAGCACAGTGGCACACAGTTCCTTGAGTTCCTCAATCTGCTTTGCCTGCTCCTTGATCGCCTCCACAAGCAAAGGAACCACCTTTTCGTACTGGACAGTCATGTAATTGTTTCCAGTGGTCCCGTTGTCGAAAGGCGCAGGGCGAATCACTTGGGGCAGGACCGCCTGAATTTCTTGAGCGCTGAGCCCCACATGTTGCTCGAGGTCGCTGTACCCGTACGAATTCGCCACATAATTCCACGTAAATATAAATCCGTTCAGGGATTTGACCTTCTCAATAGCGCTCGGGATGTTTCCGAGTCTGGTCTTGAGACGATCATCTGATGCATAAGCAACCACGTCACCAGTTGAAGTGACGGATGAGCCATAAAAGGTGCCTCCTGTGAAGGCAGCTCCCGTGAATCCCGTGGAGGCGGTGATGGTCGTTCCCCTGAAAGTCCCTCCTGTGAAGGCGGCTCCCGTGAATCCCGTCGAGGCTGTGATGGTTGTTCCGCTCACGGTTGATCCCTGGAAAGTCCCTCCCGTAAAGGCGGCTCCCGTGAATCCCGTACTTGCTGCAATTGTCGTACCAGTGATAGTTGATCCCTGGAAAGTCCCTCCCGTAAAGGCGGCTCCTGTAAATCCCGTACTTGCCGCAATTGTCGTACCAGTGATAGTTGATCCCTGGAAAGTCCCTCCCGTAAAGGCAGCTCCCGTGAATCCCGTGGAGGCTGTGATGGTCGTTCCCCTGAAAGTCCCTCCTGTGAAGGCGGCTCCTGTGAATCCCGTACTTGCTGTGAATGTTGTGCCACTTACGGTGGTTCCTGCAAAAGTCCCGCCGTTAAAGGCGGCTCCCGTAAATCCCGTACTTGCTGCAATCGTCGTACCGGTGATAGTCGACCCTTGGAAAGTTCCACCGGTGAAAGCAGCTCCTGTGAATCCCGTGGAGGCTGCAAATGTGGTTCCCGCAAAAGTCCCTCCTGTGAAGGCGGCTCCCGTGAATCCCGTACTTGCCGCAATTGTCGTACCGGTGATGGTTGTTCCCTGGAATGTCCCACCCGTGAAAGCAGCTCCCGTGAATCCCGTACTTGCCGCAATTGTCGTACCGGTGATGGTTGTTCCCTGGAAAGTTCCACCCGTGAAAGCAGCTCCTGTGAATCCCGTACTTGCCGCAATTGTCGTACCGGTGATAGTCGTTCCCTGGAAAGTCCCACCAGTGAAGGCAGCTCCCGTGAATCCCGTCGAGGCTGTGATGGTTGTTCCGCTCACGGTTGATCCTTGGAAAGTTCCTCCGCTAAATGCGGCTGAATAAATACCTGTAACAACGTTTGCGAATAGAATATTAGCAGTTGCGATATTGGCTGTAGTTGTCAAATTAGCCACTGGCGTCGTTATGTTACTCGTTACATACAAATTCCCCGTCACGTCAAGGTTTGCAGTCGGTGCGCTCGATGACCCTATCCCAACCTGAGGAACATAGTAAATTGAGGTCGCCCCGATGCTCGTCCATTGTGAACCCACAAAACCAACGATATTTGTTGTAAAAATGTTGGCAATATTTGCAGTCACCAAATTAGCAGTAAAAATATTAGCACTTGTGTAAACATTCAAATCGAGAATATTAGCAGTTGCTATATTGGCTGTAGTTGTCAAATTAGCCACTGGCGTCGTTATGTTACTCGTTACATACAAGTTCCCCGTCACCACAAGATTGGCTGTTGGTGCGCTGGATGACCCTATCCCAACCTGAGGAACATAGTAAATTGAGGTCGCTCCGATGCTCGTCCATTGTGAACCCACAAAACCAACGATATTTGTTGTAAAAATGTTGGCAATATTGGCAGTCACCAAATTAGCAGTAAAAATATTAGCAGATGTGTAAACATTGAGTGTTCCCACGTTTCCTGAAGTGATGTTCGCTGAGGCGGTGTTCAGGGTCACTGCGTTGGCACTGAAAAGGTTAGAAAGTCCCGAAACTGTGAGCTGAGTGACGTTCGCTCCCGTGAAGACATTGAGCGATCCGACGTTTCCTGAAGTGACGTTTGCCGACTCGGTATTCAGGGTCACTACGTTCGCGCTGAAAAGGTTCGAAAGTCCCGAAACTGTGAGTTGGGTGACGTTCGCTCCCGTGAAGACATTGAGTGATCCCACGTTTACTGAAGTGACATTAGCTGAGGCGGTGTTCAGTGTCACTGCGTTGGCACTGAAAAGGTTCGAAAGTCCCGAAACTGTGAGTTGGGTCACGTTCGCTCCCGTGAAGACGTTGAGTGATCCCACGTTTCCTGAAGTGACATTAGCCGACTCGGTGTTCAGGGTCACTACGTTCGCACTGAAAATGTTCGAAAGTCCCGAAACTGTGAGTTGGGTCACGTTCGCTCCCGTGAAGACATTCAAATTGAGAATATTAGCAGTTGCGATATTCGAAGTGATTGTCGCATTTGCTGTTGTTCCGTAAAAAGTTCCTCCCGTAAAGGCGGATCCTGAGAATTCTCCTCTGTGGGTTCCTCCATTAAAATTAGTTCCCGTGAAGGTTGTAGCTGTGATAGATGTGGCGTTCAGGGTTATGATATTGGCGCTCACGAGGTTGCCAAAGGCGATGTTAGCCGTTGAGAGGTATGCTGTTGTGGCGTTCAGGGTTAGGATATTGGCGGTCATCAGATTCGCCAGGCCCAACACGTTCATGGTCGGTTGGGCAGCAATAATTGCTCCTGGACCCAATGGACCCATTGCAGAATGTACAGAGCAGTAGTAATACAACGTGGCTGGTGTGTTACCATCAACAACAATTTGTGTATATGCGCCAGGTGAACCTGGTGTTCCGGTATATGTTACTCCACTTGTATACTCAACACCTCCACCATGAGTACCGTTAGATGTTATAGAAAATCTAAGTGGGTGGCTACCGTTAGTGGCATTAGATTGGTCAAATATATAAGTTCCATTACGAACAAAATTTAGAGTGGGACGGTCAACTCCATCAATCTGATATCTATTTCCACCAGAAATGTTAGCGATAGTAACTGTGAAAGTAGTAGTGGTAGGAAGGACGCCTAGTGTCAGGTAACTCACGTTGATAGTGTTCAGATTTGAGACTCCTGAGACTGACAGAGTTGTTCCCTGGAAAGTCCCTCCCGTAAAGGCAGCTCCCGTGAATCCCGTGGAGGCGGTGATTGTTGTCCCACTTAGTGTGGAACCCTGGAAAGTCCCTCCCGTAAAGGCGGTTCCTGTGAATCCCGTGGAGGCTGTGATGGTTGTCCCACTTAGTGTGGAACCCTGGAAAGTCCCTCCCGTAAAGGCAGCTCCCGTGAATCCCGTGGAGGCGGTGATTGTTGTCCCACTTAGTGTGGAACCCTGGAAAGTCCCTCCTGTAAAGGCGGTTCCTGTGAATCCCGTGGAGGCGGTGATTGTTGTCCCACTTAGTGTGGAACCCTGGAAAGTCCCTCCCGTAAAGGCGGTTCCTGTGAATCCCGTGGAGGCGGTGATGGTTGTCCCACTTAGTGTGGAACCCTGGAAAGTCCCTCCCGTAAAGGCAGCTCCCGTGAATCCCGTGGAGGCGGTGATTGTTGTCCCACTTAGTGTGGAACCCTGGAAAGTCCCTCCCGTAAAGGCAGCTCCCGTGAATCCCGTGGAGGCGGTGATTGTTGTCCCACTTAGTGTGGAACCCTGGAAAGTCCCTCCCGTAAAGGCAGCTCCTGTGAATCCCGTACTTGCCGCAATTGTCGTACCGGTGATGGTTGTTCCCTGGAAAGTCCCTCCTGTGAAGGCGGCTCCCGTAAAGGCAAGCGAAGCAATTGACGTGGCTCCGTGAAATGTGCTCCCCGTAAAGTTGGTCCCGCTGATAGAGGTGGCTGTGATCGTGGTTCCTGATAAAGATGTAGCAACCACTGAATCGAACAAAGAACCTTGCAGAACCGTCAGCGCGTACCCCGGACTGCTCGTTGTGTGAATAGCCACATTCCCGTTTCCGTCGATAACCATAGCAATATTACCACTATGCAAGAACTCAGCGACATTACCTGCATCCTGGCTCACGTAAAGTGCTGTCGCTGTTCCATGATTAATCACTGAAAGTGCGTTAGCTGAAAGTGAGTTAGATTGATTCACTGTCGATACTGTGAAATTTCCAGTAACTGACAAATTTGCTACTGTAAGATTTGCAAGTGACGTATTTCCATAATTTATAAGGGTTCCATAATGAATAGAACTTCCCCTAACATTCAGGTCACTCAGGGACGTCGTCCCATATACATTGAGATCAGCAGTGACGTTGCTGTACCCCATCTGTTAATTACTGAGAAATAAACTGGTCGCGTACGCGTTTAATTCCATCACTGAACGCAGCCTTTACACCTGATAAACACTGGTACCCATTCAGGGTCGCGAGGAGACCCTGGGAAATATCATATGCATTTTGCTCCTCCTGAATAATCACAGCCCATATGATCATCTGTTGTTCTTGAGTCAGGGAGTCCCATGATTTTTCAGCCTGTACCCATAGCTCTTCGGCACTCAATTTTAAACTAAAATTAGTCTGGACCCAAGCACACATGTGTTTGTAGGCGGCTCTCGAGAGGGGAGGCTTCGCCTCCCCGTCGGGACCTAAAGTCCCTCTTCCTCGCTCAAAAACATGTATAATTTCCTCTTTGCATAAAATGTGCAACTCATTTTCAATAGTCTCAAGGTAATTCATACTAATTTTAGTTTAAAATTAAAAAATAGTAGAAAGACGCGTCTAAAAAGGCGTGATTGTTAAATATGTACCTCCAGTTGAAGTTGTAGTAGCTTTGATAGTACCGCTTGCAATCATAAATAAATCGAGATAATAGTATTTTGATACATCTGAAATATAAAAAGGAATTTCTATGAGTTCCGTGGGGTTTTGGGTAATCTGGGTCGTGTAGCGGTACATGTACCCCTGGTCCGTTCCGTGAATGTCCGCTACGTTCGAGCCAAGTGCGAGACCAGTTATATTGTCCGAACCTGCAAAGACTGCTCCAATTTTATAAACTCCATTAACTACGAATTGAAAGTTGCCATTTGTGGAGACTCTGATGAGTGTGCTTGTGCCGCTGATTGTAAAGCCGTTGCTGGCTCCGACACTCAAGGGGTAAGTTGTGCCGTACACTGCGCCCGTGTATGGGGTCTGGGTCGCAATGTCACCGGGCAAACTGAAATAGTACCCACCACCTGCACCGAGGGGCGCGCCTATGCTCGAGAATACGTTGCCGGAAACGATGATGTTGCCTGTGAGGTAGGTGTTTCCACTCGAGTTTGCAGGAACTATATTCGATGAGACCGATAGGTTTGTTACGTTGGCAGTCGTTGAGACATTTAGGAAACTCACGTTTGCTGTAATGATGTTCGCACTCAGAATGTTGGCGAGTGTGGTGACTGAAAGCTGGGTAATGTTCGCCCCGGTAAAGACGTTGAGCGATCCCACGTTTCCTGAAGTGATGTTCGCTGAGGCGGTGTTCAGGGTCACTACGTTCGCACTGAAAATGTTCGAAAGTCCCGAAACTGTGAGTTGGGTCACGTTCGCTCCCGTGAAGACATTGAGTGACCCCACGTTTCCTGAAGTGACATTTGCCGAGGCGGTATTCAGGGACACTGCGTTGGCGCTGAAAAGGTTAGAAAGTCCCGAAACTGCGAGTTGGGTCACGTTCGCTCCCGTGAACACGTTGAGTGACCCCACGTTTCCTGATGTGATGTTCGCTGAGGCGGTGTTCAGTGACACTGCGTTGGCACTGAAAAGGTTCGAAAGTCCCGAAACTGTGAGTTGGGTCACGTTCGCTCCCGTGAAGACGTTGAGTGATCCCACGTTTCCTGAAGTGACATTAGCCGACTCGGTGTTCAGGGTCACTACGTTCGCGCTGAAAAGGTTCGAAAGTCCCGAAACTGTGAGTTGAGTGACATTCGCTCCCGTAAACACGTTGAGTGACCCCACGTTTCCTGATGTGACATTTGCCGAGGCGGTATTCAGGGTCACTGCGTTGGCACTGAAAAGGTTTGAAAGTCCCGAAACTGTGAGTTGGGTCACGTTCGCTCCTGTGAAGACATTGAGTGACCCCACGTTTCCTGATGTGACATTTGCCGAGGCGGTATTCAGGGTCACTGCGTTGGCACTGAAAAGGTTTGAAAGTCCCGAAACTGTGAGTTGGGTCACGTTCGCTCCTGTGAAGACGTTGAGTGATCCCACGTTTCCTGAAGTGACATTAGCCGACTCGGTGTTCAGGGTCACTACGTTCGCGCTGAAAAGGTTTGAAAGTCCCGAAACTGTGAGTTGGGTCACGTTCGCTCCCGTAAACACGTTGAGTGACCCCACGTTTCCTGATGTGACATTTGCCGAGGCGGTATTCAGGGTCACTGCGTTGGCACTGAAAAGGTTTGAAAGTCCCGAAACTGTGAGTTGGGTCACGTTCGCTCCTGTGAAGACATTGAGTGACCCCACGTTTCCTGATGTGATGTTTGCCGAGGCGGTATTCAGGGTCACTGCGTTGGCACTGAAAAGGTTCGAAAGTCCCGAAACTGTGAGTTGGGTCACGTTCGCTCCCGTAAACACGTTGAGTGACTCCACGTTTCCTGAAGTGATGTTCGCTGAGGCGGTATTCAGGGTCACTGCGTTGGCACTGAAAAGGTTTGAAAGTCCCGAAACTGTGAGTTGAGTGACATTCGCTCCCGTGAATACGTTGAGTGATCCCACGTTTCCTGAAATGATATTCGCTGAGGCGGTGTTCAGGGTTACTGCGTTGGCACTGAAAAGGTTAGAAAGTCCCGAAACTGTGATTTGAGTCACGTTCGCTCCCGTGAATACGTTGAGTGATCCCACGTTTCCTGAAGTGACATTAGCTGAGGCGGTATTCAGTGTCTGTAAATTGCCTGATAACCCCTGAAAGGTTCCTCCTGAGAAAGCAGCTCCCGTGAATCCCGTGGAGGCTGTGATGGTCGTTCCCTGGAAGGTTCCTCCCGTAAAGGCGGTTCCTGTGAATCCCGTGGAGGCTGTGATGGTCGTTCCCCTGAAAGTCCCTCCTGTGAAGGCGGCTCCCGTGAATCCCGTGGAGGCGGTGATGGTTGTACCACTTAGTGTGGAACCCTGGAAAGTCCCTCCCGTAAAGGCGGTTCCTGTGAATCCCGTGGAGGCGGTGATTGTTGTCCCACTTAGTGTGGAACCCTGGAAAGTCCCTCCCGTGAAGGCGCCTCCGCTAAATCCAGTTGCCGACATCGAACCACCGAGAGTAATTCCTGAAAAATACGCCTGATCTGCGTAAATATTAGTGGTTGTAACTGTGTTTGAGATATATGCATTTCCAAGAACATATAAAGTTGTTGTGAGGCTTGGAGTTGTTGTAATTGTTGGACCCATGTAGACTGGTGCCAGAAGTGACTGCCCCGACGTAGAATACATTTGGAAACGCGTCGTTCCATAATTCACTATCAAAGAATTGGCAAGACTTTGATTTGCAAGAATCATATTTTCACTTGCATCCTTGGTGAGACTCACGCCATTTCCAGCACCTATCGAAGTATCTGAAAGGTTAATTGCGACAGAAGTTGCGCCGGTTGCCCCAATCTCGAGTTGACTTGTTGGAGTTGTCATGTTGAGACCTATCCGACCGGTATTGGTCATCAGGAGAGACCCTGAATCACTCACAAAATTTACTGGATTTTTACCGGTCAGGGCTGTTACACTTAAAGAGTTTGCCGAGACGTTACCCGTTGTTACCGAGTTACTCACCGCCAGATTACTCAAGAGACCTACACTTGTGATATTGGGTTGAGCTGCATTTACAACTGAATCTGCTAAAGGAACAGCGCCGACTATACTGGAAGAATTGATATTGGAAAGACCAGATGCATTTCCAGAAAAGAGCCCTGCGGTGAGTATCCCAGATACTGAAAGGCTTGTTAGGGTTCCCACACTGGTGATGTTCACCTGAGCAGGATTGGTAACCACACCAGCTGTAGCGACAGTTCCCGTCACATTTGCAGCGCGAAGATTCGCAATTCCCGATCCGTCAGAGGTTATTAAAAGTCCTTGGACATTCAGACCAGTAAGCGTTCCCACGCTGGTGATGTTGGGCTGAGCATCTCCTGAGACTACAAGAGCCACGTTCGCCCGTGCTACGTTACCCACCAGGTTGGATGAATTTATGTTTGAAATTCCTGAACCGTTGGAGACTATGACTAAACCCTGGACGTTTAGGTTAGAGAGGATTCCCACACTGGTGATGTTGGGCTGGGCGTTCTGGGTAACCACCTGAGCCGCATAAACAGTCCCAAAAATATTTGATGAATTTATGTTTGAAATTCCAGACCCATTTGAGATGGTTGCCAGACCCTGGACGTTGAGGTTTGAGAGAACCCCCACGGAGGTTATGTTGGGTTGACCGGCAACCGTGACTGACGCCGCAGTTCTCACGGTCCCATTTATGTTTTGAGAGTTTAGGTTTGTGATAGCGTACCCGTCGCCCGAAATTTCTCCTGAAACATCCAGTTTGACGAGAGTTCCCAGACTTGTGATGTTGGACTGGGTATTCCCTGAAACTGTCAGTGCAACGGTCGAGTTTGCCACGTTTCCAGTCACGTTCGACCCGTTAATGTTTGAAATTCCTGAACCGTTGGAGACTATCAGAAGTCCCTGAATATTGAGACCTGTGAGGGTTCCCACACTGGTGATGTTGGATTGAGAAGCCTGTGAAACCACCAGAGCAACGTTCGCCCTTGCTACGTTTCCAGACACGTTCGACCCGTTAATGTTTGAAATTCCTGAACCGTTGGAGACTATCAGAAGTCCCTGAACATTGAGACCTGTGAGGGTTCCCACACTGGTGATGTTGGGCTGGGAAGCTCCCGAGACGACCAGAGCAACGGTCGAGTTTGCCACGTTTCCAGTCACGTTCGACCCGTTAATGTTTGAAATTCCTGAACCGTTGGAGACTATCAAACGTCCCTGAATATTCAGACCGGTGAGAGTTCCCACGCTGGTGATGTTAGGCTGAGAAGCCTGTGAAACCACCAGGGCAACGGTTGAGTTTGCCACGTTTCCGCTAAGACTTGATCCACTGATATTGGAAAGTCCGGAAGCGTTTCCAAAAATATTTGAAGCATAAACAGAGTTCATATTTGAAGTTCCATAGACGTTCAGGGTATTTAGACCAAAAATAGTGACTGTGTTGGCAAAGAGGTTATTAACATTCATGGTTGTGACATTTGCCGTCCCAACCACGAAAAGGTTCGAGCCTGTTGGGGGGTCATTCAAGGTTCCGATAGAGACTCCGTTCGCCGTGGCAATGTTAAAGAGACTGGTGGGTATCCACTGGGTCTGAACATTGACGGCGTTTGTAACAGTTCCATACTGATCAATTATAAGTTGAGGAACGTTTGACGCACCACCATATATACCAGCAACAACTCCCGTTATTGGAAGAACTGTATTACTCAATGTTCCTATGTTTATACTAGATGCATTAATATTGAAAATATTTGATCCATCTCCTGAAAAATAAAGAGCATTTGCATAAGTGAAATTTGCAAGTAAATTGCTTGAGAGAGTAATAGCTTCTACTGTGTTTACATAGAGAATGTTTCCAAAAACAGCTCCACCATTACTTCCTGATACATTTCCAGTATACACAGTAACTGTGACTGGGGAAGCGACAGTTACGGTAGATCCTCCTCCACCTCCACTGCATCCATTCGTGATGCTGTCTCCACCCATGGTTATCTAGCTTTTACCGAGATTATTATGAGTAAACCAAGAAGAGCAGCACCGGCTATTAAAATTATTTGCATCTTTTGGTCGTTCCCTGAGTCCCACGGGACTGGCTGGGGGAGACTGAGTGGTCTACTAGGGTCCTCATCTGGTACATGGACAGTTTTGAAACGTAGGATGAACATGTTCCTCCCAAGATCAATAGGTGGACTGAAATTATTATCAACAAAAACGTTCCCGTTGTTTGGCTGGCGCCATGTGATTGTCAGACGGTCCAGTTTGTCGATGCGTGAAGGAAAATCTTGGAGGATTCGGTAATTTGCGTTGTAAAATTCACCATTATTCACCACATTTGACGATGAGTAAATGTTTCCGAATGCATTGGTAGACGTCTTCACTGGAATTGTGGCAAATGAGCCATAAAAAGCGTTGGCAGTCGGGACGGTTTTCACGAGCGCATCGGCGATGAGATTTCTTGGGGTCCTGAGTTCTGTTATATCCAAAGTCAGATACTGCGAACTGTACACGTTCGGCAACATTGCCGAAAGAACCTCAACCTTGATGATATTCTGGATGGGGGTCGTCAGGTACAGAGTATATGAATTTGAATTTGGAAAAAGGGTTTGATTCCTGTTATCGGAATCGACATAGACTGTGTAGTCCATTTAATACTTGATTAGTATTTATTTACATGATTGGTAAACCCACACGATCAGGGTACAGGCACACGTTGGGCTTGGAGCAGGTAATCCGGAGAGTCATGTAGGTCGGACCACCGACAAAGTCATTCAGGTTCCCGATCGCCGTGTAGATGTTGACGGTGAATTTCTCAATTTGACGAATTGGCTCTATAAACGGAGTCTCGGCTGGGAAAAAGTCATTTATCGTAAATATCGTTCGGTGACTCGTTATGGAACCTTCTTGGGTTGGAATAAACAAGACGGAGGTTGCGAGCTGTCCCACGTTATTTGCTGTGATCAGAGATGCTGCACCTTCCGTCGATATATTTCCTGCAACCTGAAGTCCGTATTGAATATTTGTTCTGTCATTAAACTTGGACTTGAGTTCCTCAATATTCAGATAATATCCGCCTGATGAAGTCACGGGAGTGTTGGCATTCCCATGGAATGAAAGTGACAGGATCTCAGCTTTGATGACGTTTCGCAAAGGGATGTTCATGTAGCCGACGAAGCTCGCATTTGAGCTGGCACCGACTGAATCAACACGGATCGTGTACACCTCAGTGTCGCACATATTACTTTAATCTTCTATTTTTTTAGAGTCTACTTCTCCAGCAGGGAACCGCCGACGCCGCCGGCAATGGTATAGTCGCGCATCTGGTCACGGACCATGGAGGAGCCGCCGCACAGACCACCTGGGGTCAGACCCACGGTGTAATAGTCAGAAGACTCCGAGGGACCTGGCACACAGTCTACACGATCCTTCAGGGAGAAGATGTCACCGTTCGTCTGGCGAGCGGCTGGACCGGCATTCACCAGCAGGGGGGAGGGCTCGTAGCCGCTCTTGCTCCCCTGGACAACCAGAACCAGGATAGCCACGAGCAGACCAACGATGATGGCGTGGATGAGCATTTTTCCAAACTTGATCTTCATTTGTATTTTATGAATATTATTTTCGGGCGCGTTAAAGGCATCTGACATCATTTCTCTAAAAGTATTAGGATGGCTGATGTATCTTTTGAAACTAACGGGGGACAAACTATGAATTTAAATGATGAGGAGACTGCTCTGCTGGATGAAATTTCTATTCAGCCTGCTGAGAGGAGAATTCCTCTTAAAGCCAGACCTTCACGCCCAAGCCCTTTTGCAAAGCGTGCAGCTGGAGTAAATCAAGGTATTTCCCAAGACGAGGGGCTGGATATGTTCATGAATCCTGGTAAGCGTACGGCGCCTGCAGCTCCAATTGTTGAGGAGTATGATGGCGGCGAGGAGGAGTACGAGGATGATCAGCAGCAGGAGGGGGGTGGCAGTTATGGACCACAGGTTCCTTCTGAGGGATACAAGACGATCGAGGACGAGAAGGCTGACCTGCTGAACAAGATTTCCAGACTTTCCAAGAAGGGGGTTGCAACCAGTGCCCGTCTGACTATTTATTCAGACATTGATGAGATTCGCACAGAGTACAAGCGGATGACGTACGGCATCGAGGTTGATCGCTCGGTCAAGTTTCAGCGTCGCATGCTGGTGGCTTGCGTGACGGGTCTGGAGTTTCTGAATGACAAATTTGACCCATTCGACCTGGAGCTGAACGGTTGGTCTCAGAATATGATGGAGAATGTTGATGATTATGACGGAGTATTCGAGGACCTTTACAACAAATACAAGACCAAGGTGAATGTCGCACCAGAGGTGAAGCTCATGCTGATGGTTGGAGGATCAGCAATGATGTTCCACCTGACCAACTCGATGTTCAAGGCGGCTGTGCCGAACGTTTCTCAAGTTGTGAGGCAAAACCCAGACCTGATGCGCAACATGGTTGATGCGGTTCAGCGTAGCCAGCCACAGCAGCAGTCCGGCTTTGGTTCCCCTGTGAATGACGGTGGGCGCCGTGACATGAAGGGACCGGGTATGGATTTCGGCTCTTTGATGAGCATGATGGGTCCTCCCCCAGCTATGATGACGCGTCCAGGAAATCACGGAGGTGACAACGAGTCCGTGTCTGACATTGTGTCTATCGACGCAGGCGGCGACCCCGATACTCGTGAGGTTAACCTCAGCACAGACAAGAGGAAGCGTGGACCCAAGGCGAAGAAGAAGGAGGTTTCTATCTAAATAAATTATTTGTATTAAGTAATGGGATTGGCTTACGCGCCAATTAATGATGAGTTGTCACACAGACCACCAGTCTATAAACGGGAAATCCCGTCCATTCAAAAACCAGTTATGGATAACACGGAGTGTAATTACATCGTCATGTTTTTCGTAGCTGGGGTATTTTTAATGGGTTTTGTTGATTCAATTCGCAAGTAGGAGGGGACCTACAAGAACAAGCATTTCCCAGTTTTAACAATTGGCTTTTCTTCACCGACTATTTCAAATCCACCTTCCCTATAAATCTTGAGTCGCTTGTTGTACATGCTAAAAAATACAGACCATTGGTCAGCAATATCAAAAATCAAAGGATCGTTCAATTTTCCTTTGGTTTCTCTCATAATTCGTCCTATAGATTGTTTAATATCAGACCGTGGGGTTGCTAAGATGACCGTGTCGAGCACAGGAATGTCCAGTCCCTCGTGAGCAAGCTGAAACGTTGCAATGACCACTTGCTTTTTAGCAGATTCATTCAATTCAGACTCTTTCATGCCTCCGATGTACAAGCCAGCCTTAGAGCCAATTTTGTTGAGTAAATCAAAGCAATGTTCACGCCGATCAGACAGTACAAGTACGCGCCTATTCTCGTTCAGCGCTTCGTGAACCGTGTTGATGATGAGCACGTTCCGATTATCGAGTTCAGTCAGGAGGGTAGTCATGCCAGCCATGTTAATCTTCCCAAAGCGCGTTACGGGTGGAGCCTCCTTGAAGGCATCACACGCATATTTCAGTGTCCGAACCTTCGTCGTCCCCTGATTGACCCGCTCAACACGGAAGAACTCGGCACCGAGGAACCAGTACAGGAGTCGTGTAAGTCCATCCTTCCGTTCTGGTGTGGCTGTGAGACCGAGCGTAAACCGTGGACAAATTTTAAACATAAATTGAGAAAAAGCTGGAGCGCCGATATGGTGCGCCTCATCTACAATGAGAAGACCGACTGAATCAAAAACTTTAGGTTCAAATTCCCTCATGCACATGGTTTGAATCAAAGCAATGACGAAATCCTTTTCAATATCGAACGTGTCGCCCTGAACTCGCCCGATGGTAGCCGCTGGACAAAACTCCTTGATTTTATCGACCCACTGATTTGCCAAAAACTCCTTGTGAACCACAATCATGGTTCTGACTTTTAGTTGTGCCGAAAGAGCCAAGGCGACTGTAGTCTTGCCATAGCCGCACGGTAGCGAGAGGACACCCCCGCCTTTTTCACGAAAGGCTTGAACTCCTGCATCGAGAGCTTCTGGTTGACGTGTCGCCTCTCGTAATTTTCCAACAAAATTGATGCCGTGAGCAACAGAAGGATCTTTTCTGGAATCTGTGGTGGGCACCCCGAACCGCTCGCAGCCATAATACCTCGGGACAAGAATTGACCCATCTTTACCGACCCTAAAGACTTTGAAGGAGGGGGATTGAATCCCCAATGCATTCTCTATAGGTCTTACAGTGAGTTCCTTTTTAATATCAGATGAATTTTGAACTAAAATTGAAAATCCCTGACGAGTGATAGCACTGAACATTTTCTTACTCAATATAAGATGTCAACCTTTAACCCTTCAAACGGGTGTATTCTTTCTTCGAGTCAGGGTACTGTCTGTCCATTGGATCCAAATTATTCTAATGTTCTGGGTGAAGCTGAGAAGTCTGGATATATTAAGTCAGTTGGGAGTATAATGATCAGAGGTAGATTAAATAGTCCCATAACTGCAGTAACTTCGAATGTACCTGCAATTCAAAATTGGAGTTTTCCATATATGAACGCAAGTGCAACTGTGTATACTGATGCAAATGGAAACTCCAGTTTTGCATTTAAAAATGATCCTCAAGGAATTATTAAGCTTGTTCCTGGGGGTTCACAAGCAATTCCTATCGAGGAAGCTGTGAACGAAACAAGTTCCACCACTCAACAAAGTTCATCAGGAGGTATTTTAGGTTTTATTTGCTGGTGCCTTTCATGCATGTCAAGCATAGGTTTCGTATGTTTGATAGGATTTATAGTGTATATGGCACTTAAAAAACAACCTTAAATTTCTTTTATGGAAAAAAGCACTTGGTGTTGAACACCCTCCCAAGTTTTAATATCTATGTGAACTTCGACATTCAGCCCCACCCCCATCTCTTGAACCGTCTTGTCCCCAAGAACTTTACACATGATTCGCCCGTATCTAAATGGAACCTTGACTCGACCGAGTCCCTCAAGTTCCATGTATTTGCGCCCCTCCCAGTCGTACATGGCTCTTTGGATTTTCGTTTGCATTTTATATTAAACTAAAAATCTTTTTATATTATAGAATGCCGACTCAACAATGTCGCTACGAATATAATTACGACTATGAGCAGGATGTACAGGTATGCGAGGATGTTTATACACAAGAAGAAATCGATGCTTCGAATGCCCTCGCAGCTCAGCAGGCAGCATCTGTTGCGCCGCCGCCCGCCGCATCAGATGCCATTTGTGCTGCTCAGGGAAAAAATTACGTGTATTACCCTGCTGAGGGTATGTATGACGATGGAAGATACGAGGAAACTAGGGCAGCTTATGGTGAGTGTGTTGATCGACCTGGACGCAGTTGTGAGGATGATGGAAAAGTTACAGTATATCAGTACGGTGACTCATATGTAGATAGTTACGATCAGACCATCGAAGGCGGTATTATAGGGTCTTACTGTGAATGTCCTACGTACGGGTGCATCGGTGAAAATCAGCCTTTACCGTCACCGGCAAGCGGCTGTGCAGCTCCAGTGTGTTGCGAAGGCTTGACAAATCAGGGTGGTACATGCAAACCACCCGCAGGAACCATAACCGGGACTTATACAACCACATATATGGCATCGGGACCTGGAGTTTCATTTACTGTCAAAGAGACGTGCAATCAAAAGAGTACATGCGATGATGGGTACCAAGATGTCGGTACATATAATTCAGTATGCTATGAGCGAAAACAAACAATTAGCAAACCCCGAATTAGCGCTGCCGGGAAGGTTTGTGCCGAGCCAAACCCCGCAAGTAAATGTCCAACAAATATCGGACGTGTTGCAAGTGGAAAATATACGTCTGCAACCGGAGGAGCAGCTCAAGGTATTGACAATGTGAGCGGTGTTCGTCTCCAGTGCACTTATTCAACCGTCACAAATCCTTTTGATCAACAAGCTACAAGTGCATTCACTGGACCCGGTGCATCTGATTTGGCAACCATAAAAGATGCATGGTGCTCCCCAAAGACTTATGCAGATATGGCAAACGGTCCATGTGTAGGATTTTATACATCCAGAGGAGATTATGACCTTCAACAAGTTATTAGAATTCAAAGTGAAAATCCAACCGGAGGCTGGGTAAATAACAGTCAATATCTGGCGATTGTTCAACAAGTCGCTACGGGTGGAACTACAAATGTGGCTAAACAATCTGCTCAAGGTATGATTGCGGCTTACTGTATGACACAAAATCCAAGTGGGTGGGCGGACAATACTACGATCCGGGCTATTATAAACAGTTGGGCTCTCCAGAATGCGGCAAACATAGGAAATGATTGTCAATTGCTTGCTACGGGAATTGTTAGTCAATTTTGTAGAACAAACCCTACATCTTCATCTTCCCACTGTGATTGCTATAATGCTACACAATTCGGTACAAATATATTCACCGCGTGTCAAGGAAACACAACGGGTGCATGCACAGATATTAACAACCTTGCTAAATCTTTTGCAGTGGCACCTCCCTTATTTGCACCCCAAATTGCTACACTAAAATCATACATCACCCCTAACTGTGCGGTCGGGGCGTGTGTGAGCGCAGCGACAAGTGCTACGTCAACATATCTTCCACCAAGCCCACTCACTCAACTTAGATGCGATTCATCCATATCTCTGTGCCTTCAGAGCGTCAAAGTGGGTGGAAGCGTTGCACCCGGCGCAACTATTAACCAAAATTGCTCAACGACCATCGGAATCGGTGGAACGGTTCCGTCAGCAAATGCTCCATCAACAAACCAAGGTTTCCAGAATGCACAGGCTGTTCAGGCAAACGCAAATGCACCTGGAGGAGGGACCCTTGCTGTAGTGTCATCCCCCGGAGCGTCGAGTACTCAAGTAGCTACTACTGGAACTCCTGGGGGAGGTCTTCAGCAGACTGTTACGAGTAACACACCTGTGGGAATAGGGTCATCTGGCGGACCCGTGTCTTACACTTCACCCGCGCCTGCGACCGCGCCCACACCTGCGTCTGTGTCTGTGCCAATAGATGATACGCAAAGGAGATACGTATTAGCTGCTGGCGGTGGTCTTTTGGGACTTTTGTGCAGTTGTTTATTTATCGTATTTTGTTTTATAATTGGAATAATGATTTTTGGAGGGGGTAACAAACCGGCGGCTCCGCGCGTCGTCCCATTGACTGCTTACGGGCTTTAACTGGAAGCTGATTTGGGTCCGAACATCATGTAAGCGAGAAAAGCTGCACCTCCAAAACACATGAGTACACAAATCAAGCAAATGACGGCTCCAACGGCTCCGAAAGATGAAAACATATCTGTAAGGCTTGCAATAGGGTTGAGACTCTTGGACTCAGCGTCTTGATCGACTGTGGTACTGGTTGTTGTTTCGCTATCCATACCTCCAAGTTGCTCGGCAATTTGAGTAACAATATTGGTCGCAAGTACATTTGCGCAGAAATTCTGATCTATACGGATAGGACCGTAACAGCTTCCTTTAATCTTTACAAGACCATTCTGCTGACCCATAACCTCTGATGTCATGGATGAGTAAGTCTCGTCCGTGAGGTTCTGGTTTACAATATTCTGAATATTTTGGGTCACGCTCGTGTCTGTAGCTGTCGATGATGATCCACCCATAGTCGTCGCAGTTGCTGTTGCAGACTGATTTGCGGCATTTGTGAGATCATTTGTTATATGGCTGCGAAGATCAGAAACTGTAGATCTGCTAAGATTTACACCCACCTGAGAAGAGATGTCAATTACTTGAGAGAGATTGATACTACACCCAGGTTTCATATCACCGCCGATATCTACCTCAGCTGACTGGAAAGCTAGGACCGAGGAACTCGCGCTTGTACTATTTCTCGTAATAAAGTTCGAGGTCGATGATACTAAAGAATTAAAAGTCGTGTTAAAACTTGTTGTTGCTGCTGCACTCTGGTCGCATGGCCACAACACGTCGCACATTATTAATATATAAACAGTAAAAAATTACTGGCAACAATAGTGCTTTTCACACCCGGCACCAGCACTCACGGCATTTGGGTACTTCGAAGCCGTCTGTTGACAAGTCAGATTATCTGGAAACATCATTGCAACAGTTGTTTTAGGGCGGACAAAACATGTACGCCCCTCTGGTACTGGGGTGGGAGTGCAAGATCCTGGGGACAGCTCATCAGCAAAGCTCTGACGCTTGAAAAGAAATACGGTAAATAGCACGAGAACGAGAGCCGCGATTATAAAGTCCTCCATTTATATCTTGTAAGATTATAAAATGAACAACCTCATCATTTACGGTCTCATTGCTCTCGTCGTTATCCTCATGCTTTACAAGGGCAGAAGTTACTTTACCCCAGGTCAGTCCCCAGCACCAGCACCAGCTGCTGGCGCCCCAGCACCCCAGTGGAAGGCGACCACGATCATCAAGCAGGGTGACAATTGCCCAGATTCATCCTGGACCAAGATTGGTGAGGTTATGTGTGCTAAATAGAGACTTTAAACGTGGTTTCAGTACAAATGAAGATTCTCTTCTGCCTCCCCGGTCATACGTATTCCCGTGATTTTCTCCTGGCATGGACTGATTTGATGATGCAAGTGAGTGCCAAGGAACACCAGATTATGGTTGCTCAAAACGTGGATCGTCGGATGTGCGTAGCAGGCGCACCTGAGAAGGGTCCTTTTCACGGTCAAGATTATGATGCCGTTATGTGGATTGGTCAGGATGTAATTTTCAATAGTGATAATTTTTTCAAAATTCTGGAGAGTCCGCACAACATAACGGCAGGTATCTACATGACTGAGACGCTTCAGAACTTTGATGTGATTCTCAAATTTTCTCCAGATTTTCCTATGGGCAAGTACCTGCGACCTGATGACATCGTTGGAGGCTCCCAGTACCTGCAAGTTGAATATACTGGAATGAACTGGATGCTGGTTCGCAAGGGTGTTTTCGAGAAGATTCCTTACCCTTACATCTGGTCTACTCAGATGGACAGTGAGGAGGTGAATTTTTGCAAGATGGTCGGTGAGCCTATTTACATCGACACATCAATTCGCATCGGTAATCAGAAGCGAATGATTTTGTAAAGTCCAAAGGACTTTTCAAAGCCCAAACTCGGTCACGAGTTCATCCAAGTCGCGGTAGTACCGAGCGAGATCCTTTTTAAAGCGTGCATCCTGCTTTGCACCCGTCTTCACCAAATATGCTAAATTTGCCTTGCTGTACTTTGTTCGCGTCTGATTTTCTGTAGGTTTTCGTGGCATCTGCTTTTTAGGCTTTGCAGGAACTTCAGGCTCCACCGGGCGCTTGTCAATATACGAAAGCGCTTGCATGACCGTATCTGCCAAGTCATCCTTCTTTTTGTGTGCATCAAAAAACTTTATCCAATCTTCATTTATTTCACCTTCAATAAACTTGCGCGCCCTTTCTATACTCGCCTTCTTTCTTTGAGCGTACTTTGCTTTTCCCGCGCCCGCCACGTCAGGAATCTTGTGTCTGGCATCCCAGATAACAACTTGCTTTTCTTTCACTAAAAAATAGGTGTGTAAAAGGTTTTCAATTCCCTTCATCCCACGGTTGCGATCGGGTTGCTTCTCGATCAGAACTGTTTGAGCCTCGAGGATCCATGGTTTTTCGTTCAAGTGACGAATCATGCATGCGAAAATACCATCTGCGTGCATGGGCGGCACTCCAGATACGTCCCACCGCTGGATCCGTTTCGTCTTTTGATCTATGAGACACATTGCTAAATTCTTAATTCCACAGTCAATTGAGAGCAGGCTCATCTATTATTAAAGATTTATTAGGTTTTTAAGTAAATGAGCGAACAAGTAGAAGAATCTACGGATCTCCTCTGCTGGTGGTGTATGCACGGTTTGCCACAGAGACCGTGTATTCACCTTCCTATCAGATATGACGATAAGCTCGATAGATTTACGTGCATGGGCAACTTCTGCTCGTGGCCGTGCGCCAAGGCGTTTGCGCTCGACATGAACACATCCCGCTCTGGCGAGATGCAAATGTACCTGGCACTGATGAGGAAAAAGGCTTATGGTAAGAGTGTACCATGTTGGCCAGCTCCTAAGCGATGGGCGCTCAAGTGTTTTGGTGGAACAATGAGTATTGAGGAATTCCGCAAATATGGGGGATTCGTCGAACCTCCTATCGTACACTGGCCTAACGAAAAACTATACGTGCCTTTTATTGGCGGGTCGGTAGAAACGTCTGGTCAAAGTTTTAATTTTTCAAACAACGAAGGCTCTAAAAAGAAAATGCAAGCAATTGAAACTTCCACTACTGAAACGAGTACACTAAAAATCAAACGTAATAAACCTCTTCAAAGATCAGACTCTAAACTTGAAAACATTTTGGGAATTACGAGGAAAGGAAAGGAGACCCCCCCGACGAGCTAAGAGTACCAGGTGCAGGTGAAGGTCCTGTAGTTGAAGGTGGCATGGTCATAGGCTGGGGAGCTTGTGAGCCGTATTTACTCATTGTTGAGGTGGTAGTAGATGATGGAGATGGTGGCATCTGCGTCATTGCAGAAGCTGGTCCAGGGACTTGTGCTGGAGACGAAAAACCTGCGGGGCTCGAAACACCTGTCATGGGACTTGACACTGGGCGGGCTGAAGCGGGTCCTGGGGTCATACTACCTGGAAGTGGTGTGAAATTTGGATCTGGAAGCGACCCTTCGATAACAACGGGGGGAGGGACTGTGTAATCTACAGGCTTGTTGATAGAGTCCATGATGCTCGGTACCTGTGCAAACTGTGCAAGTCCTACAGCGACGAGAGAGTCGTCAATTTTTGACAAATCTCCAGGAATTAAGGCTGCCTGATAATACGAAACGCGCTTCATCTTATTTACATTTAAGACTATAATCCAGGCTATAATCAGCCCCATAAATAGTGACAATAGCCACATCATTACTGTTAGTCGCGAAAATTTAATTTATGTCTTTGTTTTTGTGTCGGCCTGGATTTTGGTGGAGAAATATCATTACTGCGATGCCATATTTCACCTATATGAGCGCGCCACTGAATAGACATTTTATCGAGAGCTTTGCGACATATAACACATGGAAACGAAGTACCTAACACACCGCCGTGTATATTTCTTTGAACGATGACGTCTCCATATTTGCGATGAATCCAGTGAGCAAATTTCGAACGCGAAACACCCTGACGCGAACATTCGAATGATAATTCCTTAATAAGTTTGCGCTCAGCGCAGCAATGGCAATCACTTTTCACGTAGGGCCCATACGGGACACCGGGTCGTGGTGCAAACCACGACCGGATACATTTGGTCTACAATCTATACACTCGTTCCTTTTAAGCGTGAGTGCACTTAAGACGAAGATGTCTATATAAAATAGAATGGCGAACCCTAATCTTGTAGAGACTCTTGTAAAGGAATTTGTTCAGAAATATGGTCCTGTAAGTGTCGTAAATTTGAAGAAAAAAACTGGATTTAAAAAGTGTTGGATTAATTCAATTCTTCATAAAAATTCCCACTATTTGAAAGTAGAAAAAACTCCATTGAGTCTTAAAAATACTCGCCCAGTTTGGAGTTGGTCTACGAAAAAGTGAATTTCGTGTCATGTCAAGGACTGAGGTTGAGCCTCCTGTTGCAAATTAACAACCTCCCACAATGCAGCACGTGTACCGCGATTACTTGCGTACCAAGTTTTCCGAGTTTTTGGGCGAGGGAGGTCTCACGCGCAATTGTGAACGGTCAGTTCTCAACTGGACTTGCAAAAAATTCGTAAGTGAGGAGGCGGCGTGGGACAACAAGATTTTCAGGAAAGTATACAAGCAAAAGGCTCAGCAACTGATTGCAGAGTTCAAGCGAGGAAATCAGCTTGTTGATCGCCTCAAGTCTAAGGAACTCGAGTCCAGCAAGTTGGCGTGGTACACCTCTGATGTACTTGACCCAAACGGTCTTTACTCGAACGCAATTTTCAAACTAAAACAAAAAGAAAATCAGATGGAGGCTGCAAAGGCTCAGATGGACGAGGACTATGTGGGTATGTTCAAGTGCGGTAAATGCAAGTCGATCAAGACGACCTACTATCAGCTGCAGACAAGGAGCGCGGACGAACCCATGACTACATACGTCACTTGCCTCGGATGCAACAATCGCTGGAAATGCTAATTGTAAAAAAAAATATTTAGCAATATTACAAATGTCCCTTTCCCGTTACGTCGGTCAGAAGAATGTCCTCGGTCACGCACTGACCTCCAGCGAGGTGAAGACCCTCCACATGGTTGAGCCAGGTGTCATGCACTACAAGCTGCGCGCCAAGGGTGGCAAGTATGTTACCCGCACCTTCAAGCCATCCTCTACCCCAGTCATGGTGGCTGAGCTGGAGAAGAAGATCCGCAAGGTTCGCAAGAACAAGGGCGGTAAGCGCGGTCCCCGTGCCCGCTCCAGCCCCATTGGTCTGGCTGGCATGAAGATCATGATGCGCCGTGGTCGCGCCCCCAAGGTGGTGCGTCGCCTGGTCACCCCAGGCGGCAGCATCGGTCTGGCTGCCATGAAGATCATGCCTGCCCGCAAGCGCCGCTCCGATGCCGGCAAGAGCCGCAAGGTGAGCCCAGGCTCTATGATGGGTCTGGCTGGCATGAAGATCGTGATGCGTCGCGGTCGTGCCCCCAAGGTGGTGCGTCGCCTGGTCACCCCAGGTGGCAGCATCGGTCTGGCTGCCATGAAGATCATGCCTGCCCGCAAGCGCCGCGCCGACGCTGGCAAGCGCCGCAAGGCGAGCCCTTCACCAAACTTCCTTCCCAACCCTTACCTGCGCAAGGTGCGCAAGAACAAGGGCGGTAAGCGCGGTCCCCGCAAGGCAAAGTCCCCACTTGCTCAGCTGATTGCATCCCTGAAGTAAATTGTTGGTAAATAATAAAAATGAAGGCTGCTGTACCCACTGGATTCCTGAACACCAAGCGTCGCGTTATTCTGTTGACCAATCAGGGCAAGTTTGTTTCCAAGACTTCCAAGGGCGGTGCCGTGTACAACCCCAAGGCAAAGTTCCACAAGAGCCCAGGTGGCACTGAGCGTTCTACCAAGTACTTGAAGAACCTCATGGACATTCCCCTGGCTATCCGCCCCAAGTTTGACCGCAAGGAGCGTTCAAACATCATGAAGAAGCGCGGTACATACGCTCCCCGCGTTCGCGGTGTGCGCGTGCTGCCCGTTAAGCGCTCAGGCTATCTGACTGAGCTGTTCGAGGGATACCCAGCCAAGCGCGGTGTTGGTCGTCCCCGCAAGGTGCGCCCTTCACCAAACTTCCTTCCCAACCCTTACTTGCGCAAGGTTCGCAAGAACAAGGGCAGCAAGCGCGGTCCCCGCAAGGCAAAGTCCCCACTTGCTTAGGTGCGTAAATATACTTAAAAACATTTGAACTGTCCAAGACATATGACTTCAGCAGGGTCACTTGTCCGTGTTTGGACAGACGTGGGTGCTCGCAAACCACTCCCACTTCTGGCTAAAATTGTTGAAAAGGATGGAGTTATTTTGATTATTAAATACCTCTCAGAAAACAAAATTGATGGTATTTGGCGTTACGAGGATGAGACGTATGAGGTGGAGGATTGCCCCGAGTCTATTGCCGAATATCTCAAGACTGATAATGAGGAAAATATAGGATTTAAACTCGTCGATGATGGTTTTGTAAAGATGGAGTCGGACGATGATTACGTCCCAGACTCTGATGAAGAGGACGAAGAGTCGGATGAGGAAGACGATGAAACCGATGAGGATGACTTTGAAGACGATTGTGATGATGAAGAGAATGAGGATGGGTCAGAGTCAGAAGATTCTCTTGATGAATAGTAAATGCAACAGAACATCGCTCTTTGGATTCTTGTCCTCTTAGTCATTTGGTTCATGTTTTTCCGCAAAAAATCAGATTATTGTGGTGCGTGCGGCGGGTCTATTGCCTGACTTAAAAACTAAAGGTATATATTAATAAATGTCCATAACCAGTAAATTTATCCAGGCGTTTGATTCTATGAACAAGGAGCATGTCGAATGGCTGTCTCATATGATTGACCTGGCTGAGTCATTGAACGACCCGGCAGCTCATATTAAGCTCGTGAATGAGATTAATATGAACCCCATGAAGATTGTGATAGAGCAACGCGATGCTCTTGACTGGGCGCATATTCACTTTTGTTTGTGCGGAGTCTATTCCAAGGCGGTTCTGAGAAAAAAGGCGTTTATCCCAGCCTAAAAAATTCAACTTTTAAAACAGGATGAGTTACGTATTCACACACGATTATTTCGGAACATCTGAAATTAAGGTATCACTTGATGAAAATGCCAGTAAATCTGCAAAATGGAAAATATTAGAAATTGGGTCATTTGAGGGTTCGTCTGCAGTTTATTTTTCAGATAATATGCTGGATAGTCCAGAAGCAGAATTGACGTGCGTAGATCCTTTCGAATCAAATGACCCAACTACGCCATTTTCTATGGAAGGAAATGATACGATGCATTTATTTATAAATAATATATCAAAAAGTAAGAATTTTCAAAAGATTATGTTTCATAGAATGTATTCTTCTGAATTTTATAACAAAAATACTAAAAAGTTCAATTTCATATATGTAGATGGGAGTCATCTGATAGATGACGTAAAGGTTGATTTTAACGAGTGTTTAAAGATACTTGAACTAGGTGGTTTTCTTGCGTTTGATGATTATTTATGGGGTGACGGCTCTATCAAAAAGTGTATAGACGATTTGTACGAAGAAAATAAAGACAAATTGAAAATCCTAGGGCACGGGTACCAGATTATTTTCCAACTTATACAGTAGATGGAAGGTTGGAAAAAAGGACTTTCAGTTTTATTAGTCTTATCTGTTTTGGGAGGGTTTATAACCCTTGTAGTGTTTTTAGCAGGTGGGTTTTACGTCGCTAAAAACCCAGATGTTCAAGCTAAGATTGTAGTCGCAACCTTTAATTCAAACGCTCAAAATATATATAGTTATTATTCGAATACTGTTTCAAATGTAAGCTGTCTCCCATTAACAGCAAACCTTGCGTACTTATCCGATCAGAATGGGTCTTTATCTATTAGCTCAGGGTCGTGCCCATCAGGAACTACTTCAGCAGGTCCCGCGAGAGGAGGATTCACAGTGTGCAATCCTACAATGTTAATGTCAAATGCGATGGTTTTAAAGTCTTTCAACAATTGGTCGAAGTGTATAAGTGGTCCAAGTTTTTCACCAGGTCCTTCGCCAGGTCCTTCACCAGGTCCTTCACCAGGTCCTTCACCGGGACCTTCACCAGGTCCTTCACCAGGTCCTTCACCAGGTCCTTCACCAGTCTCATCTGGTCTTTCTATGGCTCCTATTCCCTCAGCTATTCCCGCGGTGATTCCCGCAGCTATTCCCGCAGCTATTCCCGCGGTGATTCCCGCGGTGATTCCCGCAGCTATTCCCGCGGTGATTCCCGCAGCTATTCCCGTGGTGATTCCCGCAGCTATCCCCGCAACTATTCCCGCAAGGATTCCAGTGGCTATTCCCGCACTTCCACCATCTCTCCCACCTCCCCTACCTGCCCCACCGGCGCCCATTGGATGTTCTATTAGTAATTGGGGTGAATGGGGTTCTTGTTCAGTCGAGTGTGGAGCTGGGTTTCAAACGCGTTCTAGATCCATATTAGAACAACCCCAATATGGCGGAGCTTCTTGTCCACAAGATCTGACTCAAATGCAGGGATGTACGGGTACAGGAGCGTCGTGTAACATTGGTGGAGGAGGTCCAGGACGTGGTAAAGACGATAGGATGTACGATCCCCCTCCCCCTCCTCCTGTTGAGCCACCACCTCCACCACAGCCTGCTTTTGATTACTCGAATATTCAACTTCCAGAGGGTTTTGACCCTATGGGAATATTCTAATCAGTTTTGTAAAGCTCATTAAATCTATTTATGTAAAAATCAGTTGAAGTATTAAACTTGTACTGATCTCCATTGAATGTATAACCAGTTTTCTTGTTAATAAGTCGTTCTACAGAAACAAGATCAAGAATATTTTTTGTACATTCATATTTCAAATCTTCGAAATTCCATTCTTCAACGTATAAATGTCTAAGAATATCAACACGAGATTTAGGCAAAATTAGTTGACCGACAATACTTGTATCCGGCCATTCATTTTCTTGAATGTAATAAGTCTCAATCATTTGTCCAATGAGTAAAGCGTCGTCCATTTTTTTAAATCCTACGATAGATTTACGTGATTCTTTTTCAATATTCAGGGTAAAAACATGGTTTGGACTTGACTGAATAGTAAAGTATTTTTTATCTCTCCGAAGTGTTGAGAGTTTTACGATGGGGGGTGAGAGCACAATACTCATTCTTAATTTTAGTTAAGAATTAGTTTCTTAAGTGCCGCGTGAAAAAATTTCGTGTGATGTCTTTGGCTAAACTCTCAGCCTCTAGTAAGAATCAAGTCTTCCAAAATGTCTTGCGACCGTGAATGCTCTGTGTGCTATGGCGAGTCTGGACCTTTTGTGAAACTTTGCTGCTCTCATGAATTTTGCGCTGGATGCATCAAGACGTGGTACCTCAAGGGAACAGGGACAGGGTGTCCTATGTGCCGTCGCCCGATGTATTTCCGAGGGTTTCACAAGTTGCAGAATAAGTGGAACGAGGATGCCTGGGAAGGGCGATGCGCTGATATTTACAGCGATGCACTTAGCCAGCGCGTCACTGAACTGACCGAGCTTATTGATGAAGATTGTGAAGCGTTGGAAAACGAGGAGGACAGTGAAAGTGTCACGTGGCTTGCTCTCGAATTCTTGGAACTTGACATGGAACCAGAAATCTATATGAAGTTTCTGGATGAGGCGGAGGACCTCAGTAAGCTCGAGGTGGTAGATCTGTACCGCAAGTACCGCTTCAAGCACCTCATGCGCGAGGTGCTCATGCTTGAGCGTACGTACCGCTTTCTGAAGAGTGAGAACCTCTCTTCAGATGATGTTGAAGAGGTGCTCTTGTATTCGGACGAATACTATAGCGATCGCGGTATTGACAAGTGGGTCTGGTACGACGAACCAAAGAAGGAGTTTGCCACCAAGTACCCGAGCAAGGCGGTGGGCACAAGAGGGGGGAAGCGCTCAAGAGCCCGCGAAGATCCGTGGGCAGAAATGTCTTTCTACATTCTAATATGAACATAGTTATTTCTCGCTACAATGAGTCCCTCGACTGGTTAGATACTTGTCTGACCCCTGACCAGCGCCGCTCAGTCTGGATCTATAATAAAGGTCCAGACCACATTAGCGTAGATGGCGTCCCAGAGTCGCAAATAAAGACTCTTCAAAATGTCGGTCGCGAGGCTCATACATATCTCACTCATATAATTGATCAGTGGGACAACCTCCCAAAACACATCTATTTCCTCCAGGCTGATCCATTTCCGCACCTTGAAATTGAAGCCACTTTCGAAATGGTTCAAAAGTGGTTCGAGCGCTGGAATTATCAAATTGCAAACAAGGGATTTTCTCAGAATATTAATTGGGACGTTCATGCGAACGATTTCCACGAGTCTGGTACAGAACAAAGTCCATATACATTTGGTGATTGGCTCGAGAAGAATACTGGTAAGAAATTTGGATATCCACTCCTGTGGTATATAGGCGCATGCCTTGGATGCTCGCGAGGACAGGTAAAGTGCCGAACTCGTGAGTACTACGAAAGACTCAGGGACCAACTGATGACGCTCAAACCAGAGGTGGCTTATTACCTCGAGCGTTCTTGGTTTTACGTTTTTCAATTATAAATTTACTTTCTGTTTGTGATGAACAAGTTGAGATCCAATAATAACCAAAATGAATGGAATTATTACAAAGCTCACTATACGAGCCATTTGTGGTTCAATATTAGGAATTTGTTTGGATCTATGATATATAACTCCATCAAAGGTTTGTTCTCCTACATTATCCGCTTTTACATCTTCAATCCATTCAGATTGATAATTAAAAATCAGGACAAATGTCATGTATAATAAAAGAACCCCCAAAGCCTGGTGATGATGGACAAATTTAATATATGGATCGGACCATGCGAGTATATAAATTGATAGTAAAATTACAGAGTGTTTAATTATAAGACCCATCTCTGGATTATATCTATTGAGAAAGTGGAGCCATTGTTTACTTGTAAAGACAAATCCCAAAACTGCAAATGTTGCTGCTAAGCGAAGGTGTAGCATCTACTCATTCCGCAGATAAAAAGCACGAACGTAGGTTATTCAGTAATGGAGGCAATTGAGGCTGTTCTGAATCTGACCAAGGAGCGCGACGAGCTGGCAAGCACTATTGAGACTTATGAGGATATGCTTGCATCTCTGGTCGGTGAGACAGTGATCATCACTCTCGGACGCAAGAGCCACAAGCGTTTCGTGGAGTGCACAGTGACTGAGTTTCACGGTGCTGATGGGTGGGAGCTGACATCAACTGAGGACAGCGAGGTTTATATTATAACATTCGATGACTTTGTAAAGGGAAAGGTTCAGCTTGCGTAAAAAATATTGATAATAAATAAATGAACGTTGACAGTGTTGCTGATATTGAAATTCGCCGCGAAATGAACCCAATTGCTACCCCATCTTTCATGGTGGCTGCTCTCCTGGCAGTTATTATTTACTTTATCACGCGTAATCTTTCCCAGACCGCGTTGATTGTTGTCGCCGAACTTGTCCTTCGTATGATGCTCAAGTAATTTTCAAATGAAGTTCCTCGCAAAACTTTTGAAGTTCAGGGAGGATTTCGTTTACCCACGTCTCTTCGTCACGATTCACTTCGTGACTCTTCACCTGGTTGTTGTACTGCTCCACAAGTCGAGCATGAACAAGACCCAGCATCTGCAGATAAACCTGAATCTGAATAAACTCATATTCTGGTACAGAATTGAACAGACGGTTTGTCCGATTCTTGATTTCGACGAGGACCCTGGAACCATCCGGGCGTTCCTCGATCCGGTCGATCTTACCCACGATGACATAACGGGTATCACCTAGCCTGCACACCTCAATCTGATAGAACGAGTCATCGCGAACCAGGTGAACACCCTCATCTACTTGTACCTTGTCGCTCGTCTTGTCCTCTGAGCGGGTTCCATGGGTAGTATACACCTTGGACCGAATGTGCTCAATCACCTCAGCCTTCTGTTCATTATTTAATTTTGAATCAAAATTGATACGATCCCGAGCTTCATTAAAAACCTGCTGAACTTGGGTAGAATTCTGAGCCTTGATATTCAGGGCTGACTTGAGAACCTCCTTGGCAATACTGGAGACTGCGAGCGCCTCTTCAGCTTTGTCCTCCTTGGTCTTTCCCATGAACTTGTCTGGTGCGTATTTTTTCATGAGTTCATCCAGTACCTCAGACCGGGGCTTGTACCTGTGCCGACCAACCATGGCGGCGACATTTGAAGCTTTGAGAACCACACGGCTTGCCATTTCCTATTTAAAAGTTCTGCTCTCTAACTATATCTCGCAGTTTCGATTCTTGCTCGTCAGCAGGAGCGAGATCTTTTTAAAAATTCCAACGAAGATCCTGAAATCTGAGAGACGGCACCAGCAACAATCACAGGGTCCTTCACATTTTTTTTAATTTTAGTTCTTAATTGATCCTTGAGAGACTCACGGGCTTCTTCAACTATTTTTTCCATTTTTTCGTGGTACTCATCAATCACCTCTGGGTATTTTTTAATATTTAATATCTGAATTGAACGCAACCGGGGGACATACTTGTCAAGAATAGCGTTGATTTCAGGTTGAGAAAGTAATGTCAAAAAACGGTGGGACCGAGTTTGTTTCTTGAGAAAGGAGAATTCCATTCTAAAATTGTCAAAGATAAAAAACTCGCTTATGGTAAGATAAATGGATGGACCTACAAAACGCGAGAAAAAGCGCGAGTCTTCTAAAAAGTCGAAAGATTATTCCATCTACTCTAAAAAGGCTGTGAGAGCAAAAGAGAATATTTCGTGTGCTGTCAAGGTTAAGGGCAAGGTTGGCAGTAAGTAAAACAAACGCGCCTCATGAATACTCCCGGACTCAAGTTTTTCGCTGAAGCGGTAGAGCCCCTGTACCCACCCGGTCCCGGTCTCTACCGGACAGTCTCAACATACGGGATGGGCGATCGTCTCGAGTGCCAACCCAAGCTGAACGAGCTGTACGTCGTGTGCAAGGATGGGTCTATCCAGTCAGTTTACGATCCGGAACAGCCGATCGGCTGGGAGCTCATCGAAAGTGGCACAGAATTCTTCTACCGAGTGACTCAGGTTGGGTTCATGCCCAAGAAGTGTGGTCTGCGCTATCATAGCCGCACAGACGATCCTCCTGCGGGTAATCGACGAATCGGATCATGTGTAGTTCCCCAGTATGCTGAAATTACAGAACAGAAGGATGAGGGTGAAGAGGTGGACTCCAAGCTCGCCAAGATTGCAAAGTTCAATCCACTTCTGGCACAGTGTGCAGCGATCGTAGACGACCCCGTTCAGACGGATGCGATGGCTAAGTTTGCAGATGGAAAGATGAGCTACGCGGAGATGCGCGGACTGTGTGGTTAAACTGTCTATAAATTCATGTGATGTCGTCGCCGTCGTCTCAATA